GTACTGACGGTGAAGACGGCGCTGATGGAGCGACCGGAGCCACTGGACAGGACGGTGTAGACGGTGCGAAGGGGGCCACCGGAAAGACCGGCCAAGACGGTGCGGACGGGCTTGGTGGCACAGACGGGGCCACGGGCTCTACCGGCACGCAAGGTTCTGACGGGACCAACGGTGTAACCGGGACCGCAGGTCAGAGTGATAAGAACAGCACGAACGGGACTGCCACCCAGAACGGTGCAGCCAACAACGATGGCGGAGACGGCCAGAACGGTACCACCAGTACGCAAGGTTCTGCCACCGCACCCCCGACGGTTGCCCCGGAAAAACTTGTTACAGGAGTTTCTGTACCGCACCTGTTCGGCGGCCTTGGATGGTTAATTGCAGGGATAGGGCTCTTACTGCTGGGTGCCGGGATGTTGCTTGGGGGTCTCTCTTTGCTGCTCAAGAACCGAAAAGCTCGTGCCTGATCGGTGCCCCGGTGGCAACGTAGCGGAGGTAGGTTTCTCCGTTGCTGTCATCGAACAGGTCTAGCAATGCGAGGTCGTGCGGTGTGGTGCTCAAGGTGTTGGGTGGTGCCGTCCTGTGTGGGCGTGCTCAGCTCAGAACGGGTTCTGAGAAGTGTTTTGGATGTGCTGTAGTTCTGCCTTCTCTGCGTGGGGCCGCTCCCGCTTGACTTAGTGAGTTTAGTAGAGTAGGCTGTAGACATGATATTCTGGATAATTGTGGCCGTGCTGATACTGTCAACACTCGGATGGTGGTTTTACCTGTGGAATGACTCTTGTAATTACTCTTGGGGGTGGTACCCGGGAGCACTGCTGATTGTAGCAGTGTTCGGCTCTCTTCTAGGAGGGTTCATCCTCGCGGTGGCCGCTACCGGTGCGCCGATAGACCACTCGTACGACAAAGTGGAGCCTTTGAAAGCTATGGCCAACCATACATCCGTGAGCGGATCGTTCTTTCTAATCTATGGTCAAGTGGGAGAAGAGGTTCAGATCAACTATATTGCTCAGGACCCGGACGGGGGATATATCCTATCGTCAGCCAGCCCTACAAACGTGCGTATCTTCGAGGACGACACAGGTCCGGCCCTGCACACAGGGTCAATAGTTACCTCTGCGTGGTGGCTCGCGCCTTGGCCGTGGGTGTCCCTACGCATGCAGGCGCTAGACTTCCACGTGCCGCCTGGAACTATACTGCAAGAGTTCTCTATTGACCTAAGTAAGTAAGTAGCTGGCATCCGACACGCGGTCAAGGAGGGGTTCTTCAAAGAACTTCAGTCGTGTGGCTATGACGTTCCGGCTGCTTCAGAGGATATGGCGTAAATGAGTCCGTACAATGTGGTCTAAGCCCCACGTACGCGCTGGCATTTAACTTCCTCTTGACATCTTGAATCATACCCTGTAGACTGGGGACATGAAATCAAATACAAACAAATCAGTAAGCATTGAGGCGGAGCTGAAATATCCTTGGGAGGATGGCGTTCCGAACTCGGTGGTCTCCGCTAAGCGGGACGCGTTCATCGTGGGAGCCTTCTGGGCAGGGCTTGAGACCTCAGACACGCTTAGTGCTCAAGAGTTTCTGCCACTCGTAACCCGGATTGAGGTTATTGACGCGGACGGTCGCGCATTCGTGCAGCACTACGTGGACGCAGGTGCATCGATGTCTGTTCAGGACCAGGGACGGACCCTTAAGCTGTTCGCGGGACGCTCTGGGGACTCTCTACGGTATCCGGTATCCGAAATCCGAAATCCGAGCCCGGTCGTAAGTGAGACGGGGCTTTAATTCTTGTTCAGATCAGGCTCTTAACAGTGGTAATTTCGACCCATCTGCCTGTGGATAACTTTTTGCGGTTATGATAGTGATGAATGTTCTTGGGAAGGCGATTATAATAGTGATGAATGAGGGCTGGACCGGATCGCTATGAATGCTATGAAAGTGACTGTCTTTGTGTGTTCGGTGTGGACGGTGTATGGTAGATTGCTTCTAGCTTCTAGAGTATTGTATGGTACTTGTAAAGAGGCCAAAAAGTGTGGTATACACTCTTATATCTAGAATAGTAATTAACTATGCAACGAGGCTGACATTTCACGTTAAGGTTTTCTAGAAGCTCTGGGGAATTGAATCACTATTCTAGATACATAGACTATTATGTTTACCTGTGGATAACTTTCTCTGGTTTTGGGTTGCTCTGGGGGGGAAAGATGATAGGATAAGGTTATGAAAGAATTTAACATCGATGTTGATACGGAAGACGTACTAGCCGAAATCAAGAAGAAGAAGTCGCAGAGAGTGCCAGTACGTGAAGTCTGCGTGTGTGGACACAATGCGGGATCACACTCGTCCAAGGCTAAGCCGGGCAGTGCGAACGCGGTCCTCTGGGAACAGCGAGGGACTGATAGGTGCAGACCGGGACGACAGGAGTGCCCGTGTGTGGGATTCGAGTTGGCTGCGGTGTGCGCGGACGTACGACTCTTCAGGTTCAAGACCTCAGGTCGAGGTCCTAAGCACGCACTGTTTCAAGGCATTGTGACAGCTAGGGCTCGGGACATCGAGGTCTCACCAGCTGGGGACTGGTCATGCTTCGCGTGTAAGCGTGAGGACGTGAGTGTTGTTCCGGTACCTCTTCGAGAAGACGGACGACAGGACGACAAGCCAGCAAAAATCAACAAACTACTTTGTGGGGACTGTATTGCTAAGCTGGATCGCTCAGTTCTGTGGGTTGCTCCTGCTGAGGTTGACACTACACCTGAGGCGTGATACTCTATAGATATGAATAACTCAGAGAACGATAGCTCCTCTTCATCTTCCTCTTCTTCTGAAGAAGGTGTATCATCGGATCGCGCCAGTGAGATCGATTCGATCTTGCTCGACTCAACGCTGAAGGTGGACGTGAAGATGGGCGAGTTCTCGGGACCGGCGATCTCGTACTTTGAGTTTCCTGCCGATGTGATCCTGCGCGTGGGGTTGGTGCCGCCTAATTTGGCCATGATCATCTCGAAGCAGATGTTAGAGCTGGCGATGCTAAGCCCGTTGGATGCACAAACTGTGAACTCTATGTCGTACATCGATCTGGTTTCCACAGTTGAGATGTGGGTTATGACCTCGCAGACGAGGCACATGGAGACTTTAGCGGAGATGCAAGGCGCGGACGCAATTGAGGGCCCAGAGCATGAGTCCGTAGACAAGCTCAAGCAGATGCTGAACGACCTAAAAAAGAACGGCGATGCGTACGGCACGGATGGTCTCTAGACCCCTGTCGAGCGGACTCAGAGGTAGGCCTACCTGAGACAGATGGATTGGAGGAATTAAGTGGCACACACAGTAGGAACGGCGAACGGTAGTTTAGTTACCGGAGACTGGGAGTGCCACTACTAGCTTGCTGCCTTTGTAGCTTGTCTGTAGTGACACGAACAATTGACCATATCGTGCCTCGTGCTCTTGGGGGTATCGATTCCCGAGAAAACAGAATCCCCAGTTGCCGACCATGCAACAGCGGAAAAGCGGATATGTACCCCGACTGTCGATGCAGCAAGTGTCGGCGCAGCAGACGAAATCACTGGGAACGCTTCAAAATCAACAAGGACAACCCCGGAAAAAGGAACCACGAAAAAGATTCCTGAAAAGGCTTGCAGTTCCTGTTCGGGTCTGATAGAGTAGTACTTGCATGACGGGGGAGACCTGATAGGCTCCCCTTGATCTCCTAATGGGTAGGCCCTGAGTTGAGTTCTTGTGGTTGGGAACTCCTCAGGGCCTTCTTGTTGTTTTTACCGGGCTGTGTTAGAGTATTTAGATGAGCAAATCAGATACCAACATTGAGGTAGAAGTTACAGTACCTGAAAAAAGTGCTCCGGCACCCATAAAGCCCGAGTTTCCGGACGCATCTGAGATGATCAGACAGCATCGAGTTGGAGCATGGTTGGCTGTGGCGTTTACGTCTGTGTTTACCGGAACCTGGGTCTGGGCCGTATTCTTCGGCAACGGATCAATGCTGGTGATGCCCGTAATTCTGGCCACCTCATTCGGATTCGTACTCTCATTCCGAGCCGTCCTGTTGAACTTCATTGCCGTAGGCGACTTCAAAGCTATGCGACGTAGAGACACGGCGGTAGACATCTTCGCCGGAGAGAAGTAGGTTCAGACCGATGGCACTACGTTCACAACGCAGCAAAACTCTGCGATCATTTATGGTCATCGGAGTCGCACTAACATTCGGCTCAGTGCCGGTGTGGTCGGCTCTCGGGGCTGAGGCACAAGGGGGTGTGGAGCGTGTTGCAGAACAAGCCCAACTCCAAAGACTAGAAGTTGTGTCCTACACAGCTGAACCATTGGTGAGGGCTACGTATACGGTGGAGCAGGTCTCCGCAGTTGGGTGGCCGACTTACGGCAACAGTAGAAAGCAGTCGGACGGTTTCGGTGCACGAGGAGGAACGCACAGAGGTATCGACTTCTTACCGGGGGCCGGGACATCTGTAGCCTCGGCAGCTAAAGGCGTAGTGCTGAAGGCGGGGGTGGACGGATCGTATGGTTACGCGGTCACAATGGGGCACACCATCAACGGTGCAACAGTACGCACGGTCTATGCGCATATGATTGCGGGGTCGGTGGCGGTATCAGCCGGGCAAGAGATTGCACTGGGCACCCATCTAGGACGAGTCGGATCAACGGGTAAGTCTACAGGGGCACACCTACACTTTGAAGTGCACATCAACGGTAGGGCAGTGAACCCGCTCTCCTGGCTGAACGCACACGTCAATGCCGGGGACTGGGATTGGATGCTTGACAAATAGACTTTGAGAGTCTAAACTGAAGGTATGACAAACGACACACATCTGAACCCGACTACCGGACTCCCGGAACTCCCAGAGAACTTTCGATGGAGAGTCAACAAGTACTCTATCCATATCAGTGAAATGAACACGGACTGGAAGAGGGCCGCACAGTTTCGTGGATCAGTAGACACGAGGGACAAAGCTGACGAGTACAAGCGTGTGATAGAGTCCGAAGGCTATGAAGCCCGAGTCCTGCCAGTGACGATCCCAGGCTACGGCTTTTTGTTATTCAAGAGTTCAGTCGTTGAGCAATTCAAAGTGGTATATCTCCAAGATAGATTGATCTTCAACGACCCGAACGGTGATGTTGTTTATGACGCGCACGGCCATGAGGCCTACGGCAGAAACGATCACGCAGAGATGATCTCGCGGACCAACATTATTAAACGTGCAGAGAAGACCTACAAGGCGTTCACACAGACTCGTGAAACCTTGGATTTGATGGGCCTATATCCGCCGAACGTACTGCACGGCCCAGAGGACGATTGAGATGCACAGAAACGAAATGTTTGCGAGCTTGCCTAAGCTGCCCGAAGGATTCCTGTGGCTGCTCACGTCAGAAGCGATTGAGATTGTGAAGCCAACCATGGAAACGCCGCTCTCCGGAGATACTAACCGCGGCCTCACTGACGAGGAGTCGAGGGCGCGTCTGGACGTACTCAAGAAGAGAGATCACTGTGTGACTCCACAGATCATGCGCAGGGGGAGTGGATTTGAGATTCACGGTACGTGGCTCTACCGTCACGCGGTATCGCCCGGCACACCAATGTGGACAGAAGAAAACGTTGCCGAGATTGCTTTTGATCTTCTGGCTCTGTGGCTCCCCAAATTCAAACGCTCACAACTCATGGGAGTGCACACTATTGACACCGAGAAAGAAAAGTACTAGAGTAGAGACATGAACAACAACGACGAAGATACAGAAGCTCCGTTCCCCGAAGAGAGTGGGTATCGGGCAACCTCAGGATTTGTTAAGAACAATCCGAAGAACAACGCGTACTACATCGAGCAGTGGGCGGGCGATCTTTGGTATCCGATTCTGGTCCTCACGAATGCAGAACTGGAGAAGGCGGTCCCGGGGTACAACATCGCCCAGATCAAGTCGAAGTTCGGTGGTCTGCGGTACTACATTGACTTCCCTGACGGCTACCAAGGCACAGACAGAGATGTTCGTGATGGGGCATACAAAATCATCCGTGCTGCCGAGGCATGGGCATGGGCTATGAGCGGTGAGGAGAACTAAGACATGAGAGAAATCACAGAAGACGAATTCACAGCCGCCCTACGACAGGCCGTGGAGAGTAGAGGTGCGGACTACCGATATGATAAGGAAGCGGCAGCCGGAGGAGTTTTCTACAGCCTTGACGGTGAGGTAGGCTCCTGCATCATGGGCGTGACGTTCGAGATTCTTGGTTTGGGGCTCCCCACAGAGGGGAAGACGATTAGCACGTACATCGTATCCCTCGAAGACTCCGGAGACGTGAAGTTCGACCCCGGGGTTCACACTGCTGCCGGAGTGGCACAAAGCGTACAGGATTCTGGCGGTACTTGGGGCGAAGCTCTGATCAGATACGAAGAGGCATTCACCACAATAAGAAAGAATTTGCTTTGGGGGGAGTCTAAGATGAGCAAGCTTACAGAACAAGCCCTCACAGAGGCGATCATCAAAGCGGTCAAGTGGAGAGGCACCGAACATGTAATCCGGGACTGCCGATACACAGACGAAGACGGCAGCGGTTCGTGCCTCATCGGAGCGGCACTGGAGATTGCTGGGTTCCCGTTACCTGAGCACAATTCGGACAAGAACTACAAATCAGCTGATCTACTTCTCTCGGACTCTCCATACAACGCACCAGAGTGGTTGGCCTATGCAGCACATAAAGGACAACAATCACAAGACTTCGGATTGACTTGGGGCGTGGCATTGAACCGGTATCTCGAAGAGGTAATTATTCGATACCACGAGTCCGGTGACACCAAGAATGAGGCCCGTATCGAAGCACTACTTCCGGTCACTTTTTAGTTGTTCTAGTTCAACTAGAAAAACCCCGGGAAATCAAGGCCTAGAATAGAGAAGTTGACACCTACCTCGTTTCGCGGCTCCTGAGCACACGGTTCATAGTGTGAGACAGTGTACGAATGGAGAACACTACAGACACAGAGACGGCCCTTTCGATTGATGCCCCGCTCTCCCTGCTACCGAATCTTTCGGAGTGGGGGATCGAAGAAGTCGAGAAAGGCACCTGTGTTGACTCTGCCGAGAACCGCCGAATCATCCGTGAGTTTGCCGCACGTTACCTCCCGGTCTACGACAACTCGGGCCGTATCACCCCCTACATTCAGGTCATCACTTCTGAGATGCGTACTCACGCTCTCGCCCAAAACAAGTCCGCGATCCTATCCGACGACCGGAACATCGACTCCGACTGGCTGACCGGCGTGGCTCTCCTAGTTGAGCCTGCCTCAGACCTTTTGGTCCCTGCTTGGGTGATCGCAGCCACGAACCACTGGCTCGTAGTCCAGGAGGAACGTCAGAAGCGAGGCAACCCCAACTTCCGGCCTGCTATCAAGTCCGCGCCCGGACGGTGCACGGCTAAGCGCATTGACAAGCACCGTTGCGAGAATTGGTTCAACGGTACTGCCGACTATGGAACCTTCTGTCGTGTCCACCAGTCCAACCGTCAGTATGGCGAGGACGAACAGGCCGGACACCTGGCGCGTGCGCGTAACAGAATTCAGAGCGCGGCGAGTTCAGCGGTTGAAGAACTCGAAGACCTCCTAAGCAACGCGACCTCCGAACCCGTACGTCTCGGAGCGGCGAGAGAGCTTCTTGACCGTGCCGGTATCCGTGGTGGTGTGGAGATCGATACTAACGTAACGGTGATGCTCCCTGCTGCTGAGCTATTGAAGAACAGATTGGACCAGCTGAAGCAGGGGCACACTGACCGTGCCGAGATTGAGTCTCGAATGATGGGGCACTCCACGGAGGATGAAGATGTGGTTGATGCCGAAGTTGTTGAAGAAGAGCCTGTAATTGTAGAAGTGAAAAAGAACAAGGACAAGGACAAGGACAAATGATGTGTGAGACTGACCGTGCAGTAATTGAAGCGGCCCGAGACCTTGCGGTTGAGCATGTGAACTCAGCGGTGAAAGATTTGGTGAATGCTGCTACTCGTGGCGAGCATCTGCGCCTCTCCCAGCTTGCCGAGGAGGCCTCCAGGGTTGTTGCCGCCTTGGATATTGCACTTGAGCCGGAAGTGTGATAGGGTAAAGACATGTCTAACACACCTAAGAAGACCCCATCAAAAGAAGCATCGGCGGCGAGTGTCAAAATTACGACGGTCGTGGCTTATGTAATCATCACCGGAGTTGTTGCTGCCGTGGTCCCTTTCTTCATCGGCCTGTATAGATGGGCTTTTGGTGTGTAATGACCACAGAACAAATGGACGCAGATCGATACAACCTGCATAAGGCCCAGCTGGCCCGTGATCTACATATGGACAAGTTCATTAAGCGGATCACTACAGCGGTGGTTGCTTTTGTCTTGGCCTCAGTCACTGTTGCGGGTATCCCACTTCTCATTCTTTTGTACCGGTCAGTACTTGGAGAGTAGCCCATGAAGGCTAAAGTCCAGGCCGTCATCGAGGTGGCGCGTCTCAACGTTGGGGCCCGATCCCAACCGAACAAAAACAACTCGTACGCGGCGCTGTCCGGTCATCCGGGGCAGGCGTGGGCGGGTAGTTTCATGGATTCCGTACTCCGTAACGCAGGCGAGTTCACTCAACCGTCACTTATTTCAACGGTGAGTGCTCTTGCCGAGTACACGCGTGCGGGACGCATATTTCCAAGTCCCCTACCGGGTGATTTGGTGTTCTATGCTTTCTCAACGGACGGTGACTTCGCTCAGCCGCATGTCGGCCTGGTAACAGATACCCGTGACTGGAAACGCAAGCGCGTCTTCTCAGCGGTCGAAGGACAGACGGCGAGCGGCCTGAAGCGAGGACCGCAGGAGGATGACGGTGTGTATGAACGATTGAGGCATGAGACGGATGTTCTCGTGTTCGTTCGTCCACGGTACGGCGCGAAAGCTAAGAAGGCCCGAGGGGACAACGGTAAGGTTGTGACGGGTCAGGTCCACATGCTTCAGCCTGGAAAACGTAACGGTCAGGTTCTACGCATGCAGCAGGCTCTCCATCTGACGGTGGGCGCTGGCGGTATGACTCGGGGCCTGTTCGATGATGCAACGGTGAGTGCGATGAGACGGTACCAACTTCGAATCGGGTACACGGCGAGTGAGGCTACTGGGACTCCAACGGTGCAGACTTTGCAACGGTTGGCTTTTGATTCTCAGAATGTGTTCCTAACCGCGCCCGTGCAGTAGTACACGTTCGCGGGATGTGTGGTAGGTTTCAGATATGATAAACGTAACCGTGGAAAACACGATAACCAAACACTTCGAGGTCCATCTGATCACGAACTCTTTGGAAGCCGACTTGGCCCTTTTGGCCGGTCTCCCTGAAGTCCCCTACGACCTGACCGAGTGCTTCAACTGCGAGAGTGCGATTGGGCGGGCTCCGGCCCTGGCAATCAAATTCATTCCGCTGACGATAGTCTTAGGCGAGGATGATGACGGACACCTTCTGTGCCTCTCATGCTCAGCTCCGGTGTGCGCACCTAAGGCTTGACATTAACGGAGCGGCGTGCTAATGTAGAGCTATGACTGATGCGCCTATCTCCCAAACTAAGACGGTGACCCACGCCCTCTACTTCGAGCTGCTTCTGGAGACCGGCAACACCCGAGACGTAATGTTCGTCGGCCCGACCCCTACAGTCCCCAACGGCCATGGAGCGATTGTGTCTCGGCTCTGTACCCCCGAATCTAACGGTCACTGGGAAGTAGTGGGAGTACCATCCTTTGCGGGCTTGACCAGTGATCCGGCCCGTGGTGGTAGGATCAACACATCCACAGAACCCAGACGTGAAGACCATTTCGTTAACTACTTGACCGTGATCGGTGAGGTCTTCTCCGACTTCGGTGGAACGGTGAAAACGGTCCCGTGGACAGCGGACAAGCCTGCAATGGGCTTCATCCAAGTGACGGCCACCGAATTCCTAGAGATGAACTGGGGATCACACACGGACTACGGAGCGAAAACCCCCTACAAAATGCTGTCCCGTGCGAAGAAGCACTACCAAGCGGTGATGTGGTCAGACCCCGGAGCGCTCACAGAGTACAGTTACAAAGGGGCTGAGGAGAACACCCTCAACGGATGGCTCGCCAGGGCGGTCACGTTCCTGCCCAACTCTAATCAGAGGCCGATCATCATGAGCCAGGCCTCTAAAATGGTTGCGGCCTCATACGTGAGCCTCGCATTTGATATGCTTGAGAGAGCGGTCCCACCTATGGGCCGCATCCAAACGCCCGCCCTGGAAGACCGCCCCCCAAGCCGCACAGAAAGCCTACTACCTACCGTGAACGAATACACCCGACCGAACGGCGAGATGTACTACTCACGCAACTGGACGGGTATTGAGGATGTCGAGGTACTGAAGACGGCGAGGGAGCACAGTCAGTTCCCGCTGCTCTACGGCCCTCCAGGGACGGGCAAGACGGCGCTCGCAGAAGCTACGTACGGTACGGACTTGATCACGGTGATGATTACCGGCGATACCGAGGTTTCTGACCTTGTTGGCCAGTTCATCCCGAATCCGAAGCACGGTGAGAAAGGTGAGGGCGAGTACATCTGGGTTGACGGTCCATTAGTTCGTGCGGCCCTTGAGGGACGGCCCATCCTTTTGGACGAGATCGGTCTGGGAGACCCGAAGATGCTATCGGTGGTCTACCCACTCATGGACGGTCGGCGTGAACTTCAGGTAACCTCCAACCCAGACCGTGGCGTGATTTCCGTAACGGACGGATTCTTCCTCCTCGGTGCCACCAACCCGGATGCCCCCGGCGTGCAGATGTCTGAAGCACTGATGTCACGGTTCAACCTCCACGTTGAGGTGCACACGGACTGGGAGTTGGCCGTAACCAGACTAGGAGTCCCAGAGAAGATTGCAGGAATTGCTCAAGGACTGTCCAAGATGATGTTCAACGGTAAGATCAGTTGGGCACCCCAGCTCCGAGAGTTATTGACGTATAAAAACCTAGCGGCCATCTACGGTGAGAAGTTTGCGCTAGCCAACCTGCTGGCCTCATGTCCCCCGGAGGATCGAACGGTGGTCCTTGAACGCGTGGGGCGTGTATACACGGGAGACCACCTTCCAGCCCGGATCGGCAAGAATGCGGAAGACCCGCCAACACTTGCACTTTGATGAAGTCTGTGGTAGGATAGAGATAATATGTCTGCCTTTACCGTACACCGGAGGACCTTCCGGAAGATCAAGCCCGAGTGGCGAGAGCTGAACAGTCAGGTCACTGCACAAGTCAACACGTGGGCCAACCGGCGAGACCTTCAGGTGTATTTAGGGCCTGACGGTGGGGACGGTGAAGCTCCAGCGCTCTACGACTTTCACGGTGGCGAGATCGATGTGAACACCGACATTGCGTTCGGTACGCGTGTGCGGCCTGAAACGGTCGGAGACTTCCGCGAGCGCGACACTCACCTGGAGTGGCCAAAGGCGGCAGGCATGATTCTGCATGAAGCGGCACACGCTGCACACTCACCGGTCGAGATGATCACAGAAGGCGGGCAGGCTCTAACGGAGCGCGAGTTACGGTGGATGATCAACATGGAGGAGCTGCGGATCGAGTACCGGATTCTGCGGTCCTACCCGGATCACCAAGTTTTTCTGCGGGCCTGTGCTCTGGAAGTAGTTCTGGAGGGTGACCTGACACGGACGAAACCGGAGACCTCGGTCTCAGCTCTAGCTCAGGTGGCCATCCTAGCCGAGGGGCGAGTGGATGCCGGATCGCTGAAACGGCGAGATGTTAAGAACATCTCCAAGCAACTGAAGAGCGGCCTGTCGGAGGGGTGTCGAGACGGGATGCGAGCCCTGTGGTGTGAGTTCCTGAAGATCAAAGGAGACGGACGGGCTAGCTCTGAACGCGCACGTATGTATCAGATCGCACGGGACTTTGACAAGCTCATCAAAAAAGAAGAAACGGCGAGCGGAACGAGCAGAGGGACTAAACCCCTCATGGAGCTGCTGCAGGCGCTCTTTGATGCGATGAATGCCGACCGTAAGGCGACAGAGTTTGCTGCCACGGATGTGGCCGACGAGATGCAGGCCCGTGAGCGGACGGAACGGCAAGCGAAAGCTGACGCGAAAGAGTCGGCCCGCGAGGATGCGGACTCGGGGACAGCTCACGAGGTGTTTGACATCCATAACGGTGCCCCCGGTAAGAGCAAATCCAGACGGATCGGCCAGAGGGACCCCACAGCGGAAGAGATTCTTGCGGCCAGTCAGATCGCGGACAAGCTACGGAAAGCAAAGTACCGGGACCACATCAAGGTGGAGACCAACCGGTCAGACCCGCCAGGACGGTTGCGACCCCGAGCGGCGATGCAGGCCAGTGCGGCCAGGAGTATGACTGGACGGTCAGAGCGTGAACGGTATAACCCGTGGAGAAAGATGTCGAGAATACACGTGGAAGACCCTGAGCTGACGGTGGGGATCATGAGTGACGTGAGCGGTTCGATGCACCAAGCGGTTAACCCGATTGCGGTGGCGGTTTGGGCCCTCTCCAACGCGGTTGCGCGTATACGCGGAAAGTCGGCTGCTGTCTACTACGGAGCGTCTACGTTCAGTGCGCTCAAGCCCGGCGAGGTCCTAAAGCAGGTCACCGCGTACTCGGCCAACGACAACTACGAAGAATTTGACAAAGGTTTCCGAGCCCTCAACGGCGGTCTCAAACTGCTGGCGGGCGAGGGTGCTCGTCTCCTAATCATCTGCTCGGATGGCCAGTACCGCCCGGAGCAGATCATTGCGGTTCGAAAGCATTTGCAGGCGTGCCGTGTGAAGGGGGTAGCGGTGGTCTGGTTGGATTTCCGTGGGTCACACGAAGCGGCCAAGTTCTGCACTGAGTACGGTGCCACCCTTGTCGAGATGCAGGGGGCGAAAGTTACCGATGCCGCGTACATAATCGGCGCGGCGTGCGTGAAAGCTCTGGCTAACGCCAGCCAATAGATTTCTGGGAGGTCAGGCCTCTGAAGCCTGTCCCGCAACAACGCTTGACTTCCCAGAATATGCCGTGTATTATAGAAGTATGACCAACACACAGAAGACCAAGCTCGATAACCAGCTCGATAACCTGCTCGTGGGACGCAAGTTCCGCATCTCCGACGGAGACGAGCAGGCCCCTTTCCGAGTTACCGAGATTCTGGAAGATGGCCACATCCTTGCGATGGGCTTGTATCTGTTCGATACCGATGGCACGGACATCTCCGGGGACTGCGCGGGTAGCGTGTACGAATTCCTCGGTGAGGAAGTGCTGCGTGCCCTGCGTTCCGAGGGAATCTGGTTTGGCCAGAAGGCTTGACAAACGGGCGCTAGCCCTGTAAAGTAGAAGTACATCAACCACCGACGAAAGGATTCAAATTGGGCTTTACACACTACTGGCGAGGACAGCGAGTCATCACGGATGCCGCTCTCGCAGACATCAAGACCATCATCGAGACTTCCGGAATCCCTATCACAGGGGCGTACGGAGTCGAGGGTACGGAGCCTATACTTACCGACGACCTGATCTCGTTCAACGGAGTCGGAGACGACGCGTACGAGACGCTGTACATCTCCACTGTCGAAGACGGATTCGGATGCTGCAAGACAGCTCGCAAGCTCTACGACCCCGTGGTCTGCGCTACACTCCTCCGCATCAAAGAGGACAGCCCGGACTTTAAGATTGCCAGCGATGGAGAATGGGATGCGGCAGACGAGTGGGGCGCGGGACGTGACCTGTTCGAGGCTGCACTCTGGCGCGAGTCCACCGGAACACTTGACAACGACTAACCCGGAGGGTAGAGTAGAGACATGACCACAACCACACCGAAGTTTGAAATTGACCGCTACGAACTCAACGACCTACTGGCCCCTCTCTTTACAGGCCCAGACTTTGACGAGGGTGGGTATGACCAGATTTTAGATGGACTCGCCCATGACGTTGCCAACCTGATTGAGGCTGCCGTGGAAGGTGCGCGGGAGCGTGCAAGTCTTCCAGACTGGGACGACCATTTTGTTGCCGAGCCGTGGCCAGACACCACTGACACTGTGTCTCCCCAGTTCTTCTACCGCCCAAAGGACGAGTCCCACCTGTGGACTGTGCTTGACTGTGACGGCATTCTATACATCGCCACCGGCTGGCACAGCGTCAATCGCGTTGGGTACGTCATGAGCACCAAGCCGTGGACTGACGAGGACTCAACACATGACTGGGTGTGGTAGGACTTGACAGCTCGCCCGCCAACTGGTAATCTTTACTTATGACCAACACACAAGTAATCAAGATCACCGCCGACAACTTTGATCGCCTGCGTGAACTCGCAGACTACGAGGGCGGTCTCAAGGCCAACCAGAGCTATGATGTGTACGACCCGAAGTGGGACATGACCCACTTCGGATACTCGCCAAACGGCATCGGTTGCTACTGGTACGATAACCCAATCCAACGCAGCGAGGATGTAGGCTAACCCCTTGACATTGGATTCTCCGAGGTGTAGTCTTTAGGTATGACAACCACGGAGAAGACCATTGACGAGTACCGAGCGCGGGACGCGGCCTATGAGGCTGCATACCCCGGAGAAGTATTCCTCGGGTATGACCGACTGGTCTGTGCTGACACACGGTGCGCGGGTATGACCCTGCACGGAGACATCGTCTCGCGCCCCGGACTCAGGACGTTCTACGGAATGCGGAACGAGCTTTTCACTAAGCTCTCAGAATCGAACAGACAAGATATGCGGGACGCGTACGCCCCCGCAGAAACGACCTGCGAATGCGGGAAAGTTGTTTTGTAGAGGACTTGACACGAGCGACTTGTTCGCGTAGGATTAGAACAACAACAACCACGAAGGAGCCACATGAACATCATTCACATAAACGGCACGCCGATCAGGGTGCCGGAAGGTATATCACCATATGACCTACTGCGCGGGATTGCCAGCGAGTTCGACATCCCAGTCAAGATTTGGTCGCCTGCCGATCTGGACGAGTATGTTGTCTGGTACCCCGCAGAGCACCGCGAGGCACTGCGCGAGTCTGCACAGGTTACTCATTCGTGGGGCATGCTCGAAGACTGCACCGAAACCGACTGGACTTACGTTCAGAATGCCGTGGAGACTGCTGCCGATGAAATGGGCCTGGAGGCCTTACCGGATGGTGTCTCCCCCGAGGACGTAGGCGAACCGCCCATCAACATTTCGGAGTTCTACAGGAACCGCTAACCCAAAACTCAAGAGACCGCCCCCGCACATTCTGGTCACTGTGCGGGGGTTCTTGCGTGCCGAGGGACTTGGAATTTTGTGCCGGTTCCAGACTTGACATTGGGTGTCGAGTGGCTTAGAATAGGTATATGACCACAACCAAGAAGATCAAGATCACAACCGAGGAATTCACTAAGGCATTGGAGGATGCCGTAACTCTCATGGGTGAGGGTTTTGTCTACGTGTCGTACCCGTACGATATGTGCCAGTACGAGATTGATGGCGAGCCGTCCTGTCTGTTGGGGCATGCGCTTTGGAACCTTGGTATCCCGATGCCGGAGGTCAACATAAACATTTTCGACTTGTTCACCCTCTACTATGACGCGCCGAGCAGTTTGAGCCTCGCAGCACGCGAAGCACAGAGAGATCAAGATCGTGGAGAGACGTGGGGAGCTGCACTCAGCTCGTTCAAGTACATCCTCGCCCACCCCGACGACGCGTATGGGAGCTAGACTTGACAGACATGCGGGTATGGTATAGGCTATTTAGATATCAACCAACCACCAACCAGAAAGGGAACCCCATGGGATTCTATGTAACCATCAACGAGAGCGATACTTATATCTTGAAAGAGCACCTTGACGCTGCGTTCAAGGCCATGTGTGCTCTCAACCATGACCCGAAAGCCCAGAAGGGTGGCGGTTCATCCACTGGCGAGAAATGGTTCTCGTGGATGGAGGCCGACTACGACAAGAAATGCAGTACTGCCGACCAGATTCTCACGGAGCTTGGTTTCTACACCGACCTTACCGGAGAGGGCGATCTGGCGATCACCGACTACGACAACAAGATTGGGGACGAATCCCAGTTCCTAGACGCTATCGCGCCGTTTGTCAACCCTGACGCGTACATCATCTGGCACGGGGAGGATGGCTCATTCTGGAAGTGGACACCGAAAGGTACGCTGGAAGGAGTCATGACGTTCGTGGAGAACTGACACGTACGGATACGGGGGCGCGGAAACGTACCCCCGTTTTCGTTTGCGGGAGGGACTTGGAAATTAGTTTGCGCCGGGACTTGACAGGGAGCTTGTACGGGTGTAGTCTTGTACTAACAACCAATCGACCAGAAAGGTACCCAATGGCATGTGAGGACTGGCCCGCGTGTGGTCACGAGATGAACGACTGCGAAGGACAGCTCTACGGCTCTGACGAGTCCATCAAGGCGGACGTGGTTCGCCGGATGAACGCGCCGGACTATGACGAGCAGTATGACATGGACGACTACTAGACTTGACACCGGTTGGTGGTTGGTGTAGACTAAATACATCAGCCACCAACCAGAAAGGCTCATCATGGACAACTTTGCAACACGATTCGCCAAGCGAATTGAAGTCGAGTTCGCGCACGAGGATGCACTCGATACCGGAGAGTACGCGAAATACCGCGTACCCTACCTGTTCTCGGTCAAGCCGGGGCGCAGGTTCGACAAGATCGCCTACACCAACGGGACGCAGACATTCGTCTACGCGTTCGTGGAGCGTGCCACAGGCAAGCTCATCAAGGCTGCGGGATGGAAGAGTCCCGCGTACTACTCTGACGGCTCTGTAGCCTCACGCTACGACCTAAGCACGCCAGCAGGATTCGATAAGGCCACTGCCGAGGCACAACGCCACGGAGGTCAACTCTACGCACGATAGAGAGAAAGGGAGACGAGCCGAACTCACACTAAAGATGGTGTGAGTTCGGCTCACCTTTTTGTGTGCGGGTGGAAATTCCAAGTCCCGGGTGTCAAAATATACAGGAAAGATACTGAATCTGATACATCCCTGTACGGTTTGACACTTGACATTCGGATGCCGGGGGGTATAGGATAGAAGCATGATGATAAACATTGAAATAGATGGGGAAGCCCCCGAACTTACGGAGGCTCTGCAAGCCATGCTAAACATGCTGCCGACCAACACGCGCCTGACTGTGACTGCGGTCGAAGTCTGACCCGATTTGACAACCACCGACCAGAAGGGTATAATATAATCATGCAAGAAATGATAGAAGTAGAAATACTCGAAAGTAGAGTGCTCGTCGTTGCCACGGTACACTCCAAGAGTGCCGTCGTTATCTCATCCAAGGATGCCAAGCTCATTGTAGACACGTGGGCGAATGCCGACCCCGGTACTGAAGAAGTGGGAGGCCCGTACTTGCGTAAGGCGTGGCAGGTTCCCGGGTACGGGTTCGTGACGAGTCTATTCGGGGGTGGAGAACTCACCATGTCGCCGTGGGAGCGTATCTCTTGGGGCGTGGACAAGGCCACAACCAGCAGTAAAGACGTGTTCTATCTTGGTGAAGGACACGTGCCGTTTGGGTTTTCGATGAAGATCGTACCACGTACGGCTGCGCTTATGTACCCTGAGCCTGAAGAGTTTTAACAACGCCTAACCTGCTACACTAGAAGCAACAACCAACCACAACCTAGGAGATCACTTGCCATTTAATGCCTGCCGACACGACCAAGGCTCGCTGCCGTTCGCAATCAATTCCGGAATGATCGTGTGGAGCTGCACGCGCTGCCCTGAGACATGGGTCAACGATATGTCCCCGGATGGAGCCCTGAGTTCGGGGTACATTCTACAGGCCGAGCTTGACACGATGAGCGCCGTACGTTAGGATAGAATCATGACCAGAATACTTACACCTTTCTACGATATCAAGATCACGCAACACGGTGGCAAGGAGATCGGGTTCGCATCCTACTACATCAAGAAAGACTCGGTGACTCTACAGGAGACCACCGTATACACGCACCCGGACTACGACATGCCGGACACCGATACCGTGGATGCCGAGGGCGGTTGCATCGATGCCCTAGGCGTGCACTCCGATTCTGAGCTAGAGTTCTTGCCGAACTCGGTTGACCCCTACAGCAATGGAGTCTGGTTCTCAGAGATCGCCCTAGAGGAATACTGGGATGAGTTTGACGCGACGTGCCAGTCTGCGCTAATCTCCATCGGTTCGGGATGGTTGGACAAGCTGCCGCGCAAATAACTACAGACTAACACTCCCCGCGATTCTGGTCAGTCGTCGGGGAGTGTTTCTGTTTCGCCGGGACTTGACACGCATGCGGATAAGGTGTAGTCTTTACTTATGACAACCACAAACCCCCTGATCTCGTACTTGACTTTCGACAGCCCGAATATCCCGATTCAAGAATCTCTAGACTGGCTGGACTGGATACAGACTCCAGAAGGACGTGCGGACGGCTGGGACGCATCCAACGAAACTCTCGCAGAGGCACGCGAGATTGTGCATCTGCTTGACAAAAATACAGATAAGGTGTAGACTAGAATCATGACCAACCAGAAGCTCGTACCGACCGACAAAATAAACCTGTACTACGTGTGCGGGAACGAGGAAGAACACGCCAGCAACAGCGAAGTGTTTGCCGACCAGCCACTCACGGATATCGTGGACTGCGGAACGCTTATCTGCAACGAGTGTGACGCGGATATGACACTGCAAGGATACGCGGGTGTCACGCGTGAGCCGGGCGGAGAAGACTAGACTTGACATACGCCCGGATATGGTGTAGATTAGAACTAATCAATCAGAGAGGCAGGACAGCATGAAAGAATACAAGAACCGGTGGGACAAGTCCATGACACCGGAAACGCTTGCACATATCGCAGAAGCTGATCGTGTAACTGCCGAGCAGGATGCGCGTGCCGAGAAGATCGCCACCAACCTTTGGGGCGGACTTTGGAAGGAGCACCTTGCGGACGCAAACATCTCTGTTGCCAGTGTGTTGCTCGCAATCAAGATTTCTGGGCGTACCCCCTAGCCCCTAGCACAGATCGCCCCGGATAGCAAATTGTCCGGGGCGTTTCTGTTTGCCGGGAGGGACTTGGAAATTTCTGCGCGTTACCGAAACGCGTGCGCGGGATTTTAGCACAGGTTGCGGGAGAAGTCAATAGCAAAATAGATTTGACATTGCGGGTGGCATGCTTTAGTATTAGATTATGACCAACCACATCCCCTCAGTTAGGAATATAACTAGAGTATTCCGCACCGCTGACGCGTACCAGATAGCTACTGCTGGTCAATGGTACTCTGACGCGTACGCCATTGCTGACGCTCTGGCAGTCAAGCATGGCTTGCGGGTGGACACTGTAGTGGCAGTCATTGCTGTACTGTCTCCCATGAATGCGTGGGGGAACAATATCAATTTGAGCGCACGCGTGATCGAAGGCAAGGGTACCCTAACTACGGGTGGACTCCCCGCCAACATTGCTAAAGCCAATCGCTTGATTCTGGGGGAGTCCCCGGATGCGGTTATCGGGGGGCAGAAAGTGAAGAACTTTTACCTCTCCATCCTTACTCGCGGGGAGTTTGGGCTCACGGTAGACCGTCATGCGTACGATATCGCAGTGAACACGCGCCACACCGACGCGACACGCCCCGGCATCTCTAAAGGACTCTACGCCACGATTACAGCCATGTATGAGCGTGCTGCCACAATTCTATCCAAGGAATACGGGCAGACATTTACAGCGGGGCAAACACAAGCGGTAACATGGACAACATGGCGCGGACGCTACTGGGCAGTGGGCGCGTGGGACAATCACGACGTGTCGGTTTGACACCGGGCGCGGGCGCGTGTAAACTAAAGTCATGGAAGATTACGAGGAAGACTACGACAGCGATCCTAGTGACCTAGGTTTCGATCCATACGCGGGCGACTATATGGACGATGACCCCGTAGACCCGTTTGACTACGACTACGAGGACTAGACCCGAAAGGTGAGGAATTCCCGGTTCGCCGGGATTTTCTTTCGGGCGCGATGCAGAAACTCTAAGTCCCCTGTGATTTGCGCTCTCTGCGTGCATATGCTACACTAAATACATGGACATTATGAAGAACATCGAAGAGTTGCAAGCTAATGCCGAACTGCAAGCCACACAGGGGAAAGTTGACCCCGCTGATTTGAGTCGGGCGATATCTGCCCTTGCGCTGTTGGAGCAGGTACTCACAGATTGCGAGTAGCCGAGGGTACAGTTCCGATACGCCCGGGAAACACAATATTTGACGGCAAGAACACACTTGACAAATAATCTCTGGTGTGTGTATAATGGATGTACACCATAACCAGACAGGACAACCACAATGCTAAACGATACCGACACTCTGCTACGCGACACGCTGGCTAAGGCGCGTGAGTTGATGAACTCTCACGGACTGCAAGACTGGGGTATCGGATACGACAACGCAGTCAGGCGTTACGGGCAATGTCGCCACCATGACAAGACAATCACGATCAGCCGTAAGCTCACGGCAGTCAATCCGTGGATGAATACTCAGGACACAATCCTACACGAGATAGCTCACGCGCTCACGCCGGGTACAGGACACGGGCGCGAGTGGCAGAGAGTCGCCAAGGATATCGGGTGCGACGGAAAGCGTACATACGGGGGTAACGTTATACAGCCACCGATGCCATGGACTGCAACGTGCCAGATATGCAAAACAACCGCCCACAAAGCACGACGACCATCGCACTCCATAGCATGCGGGGCATGCTGTAGGATGTACAATTCGGGCGTGTTTGACTCACGATATGCGTTCGAGTGGGTACGCAGCAACTAGGCGTGACACGCCCGGGAAACACAAGATTTGACTTCCCGGGCAGTGTATGCTTATAATTGACTTACAACACACACACACCACAAACTTATGGAGGCCCAAAATGCGTAATTGTGCATGTGCCAAACACCAAGACGGCTCGGTAACAACAATGTTGTGCTCAGAACACGCCGATATTGACCCTTGCTTGACTTTTTCATCAGTTACTGGTAAGCGTCGTGAGGGTAGCATTGTTTCGGGAGTTTGCTCAAAATGCGGGTGGGCTAAGTAACATCAAACAGGATTTGACACGCTGCGACCTTAGAGTTTAGGATAGAGATATCAACCAAACAGAAAGTGAGAATCAAGTGGACACGTTAGAGTGCACACCGGCCTACGGGCAGGATTATACAACAGTCAAGTCTGTACGTGACGCGTGGAACGCTGGCAAGGATTTCGTGATCGCCACATTCGGCCCTGATATGGGTAGATACATAAACAAGCAGGACGCGGACAGGACTGGAGCATCCGTCATGTTACGATACGCCCGGCTCACCAAAGTCGTTTACATCAAATAACGAGAAAGGTCAAAGGGAACGCCCCCGCTGGTATCCACTAGCGGGGGTATTTTTTTGTCCCCCGCCAGGGACTTGGAAATTGTGGCACGCCCTGCCGAGCTACCCCCCGAATTGGGACTTGACAGAACGCATGCGGTCTGGGATAATCGCGTGCGGGTGCGTGCGGGTGCGTGCGTGGAGAGAGGACGCAATTCCGACACGCCCGGGAAACACGCTAATTTGCATTTGTCAGTGGGTATGCGTATGGTTGTTCTTAGTCGAGGCAATACGCCAGAGACAAACTACTGAAAGGCTACACATTATGTCAATCTCCACTCTCACCGCCGGTCAAGTTTCGCCCGTCAAGGACGGCGTAATCAACTGGTCGAAGAACGCTCGCGCTCTGGAAGCCCTTGCGGAACTCAAGGAACTCAAGGCCATCGAGAAAGCCGGGGTAGAAGCTGCTGCTCGTCGCAAGACAATCGTTGCGCCTATCCTACTGGAAGAGTTGAACGGGGCAGAAGAGGCCGTAATTCGTGGCATCAAGGCCGTCAAGGTTCAGCATTCAAGCAATGGCAAGGTGGACTCAAAGACTCTTGCTGCTGCATGGCCAGAAGCGTACGCTGCAACGTTTACGTCAACTCCCTACTCATTCATCAAGGTGCTCTAGGGCATATCAAGATCGCGGGGCATCCTACGGGATGCCTCGCTTTCTGTGCCCTATACGCATGCACGCGACAGGATGCGCTCTACGGGGCGCGTGGCTCATTCCGGGGTACCAATTGCCGGGCGTAGTGTCAAGCTCTCTACGAGGCACACAAGCTCTAAACTGCCCCTTGCACTATCGCCGGGGATAGTGTATCGTTGATACTATCAACCAGAAAGGCAGGACATCATGACCAGAACAGCGATCATCAAAAGGCTCAAGGGCTGGGTACAAGATTTTGCCATTGACCCGTATGACGCGTCAGCAATAACTTCCGGTATTGAAAGCTATGGCATGGACAAAGACACGTTCGCGGACACGCTAGACGGCTACGGCTACCCTGAACTGGCTGAAAAGATTTACGCTCTGAGTTGATAATCTAATAGAAAGGTGCTAGGCGAAACGCCCCGGTAGACACTCTAGTCTATTGGGGCGTTTTTGTCGGCCCAAACAGAAATTCCAAGTCCCTTGCGCCCGGCCTCCCGGACTTGCGTGACGACAAGCGCGACCACACTCGGAGTCTCATATTCGGATTTGACATCCTGCCGGATACAGTGTAGGATAGGAACTATCAACCAGAAAGGACAAACTCACATGGGTTTCTCAACTGCACAAGCATACGCGGAGTCGGCTCAGGATGGGGCAATCTCACTTGCCACGGCGGTATCTGCACACCTGCTCACGAACTGCTATCCCCCGGTTCATTCGGACTTCCACCCGTTCGCGGTCGAGGCTATCCGACTAGCTCAACAGGAGGACTGGGACGCGTCGCTGGAGCTGCCTAATGGGCGCGTAGTGTCTGCGGAGGACGCAATCAGTCAACTACACCTGCACGTGTTTCTCTAGACGCGAGACACGCCCCCGGTAGATAGTTTGCCGGGGGTATTGTGTTTGTCTGGGGTATGGTGTAGGCTTAGAGCATCAACCAGAAAGAAGGACAGCATGACACTTTCAAATTTTCCCCCTGGCGTGAGTGGTAATGAGACACAGATCGCGGGAGACGACTACGAGCGAGACGAGACGCGCCACGTTGACGCGTGCGACTACTTACGGGATAGCTGCACATTCTCTGGTGGAGACGTAGAGGGAGAACTCTACGGTGACCATGCGTGCGCCACGTTCGCGTGGATATGCCCCGGATGCGACCGGGACTATTCCAAGGATATTTTCTTCTAGAGAGTAGACACCGGGCGAGCGGTGTGCTACACTAGTATCATGACCAACAAGGAGAACACCAAGCGCCACCGTCACGAGAACCCGGAGCTTGCACAAGCTGACCGGGAACGTCGCCGGTCTGGAGCGGCCACGCCATGGGACAATCGCCCCAAGCGCGAGAGATCGCGCCAAGCGGTTAAGCGGGCAGAGATCGCCCGTTACGCTGCATAGCGTACCAAACACCACCCGGATAAGGGATGACGTATAGTCTCCCTTATTCGGTGATTTTTTTATCCCCCGGGGCAGAAATTCCAAGTCCCCGGTACTGCGCCCGCCGACTTGACAATCGAGCATATAGAGTATAGGCTGTAGGCATGGAACCTTTACAAGATGCCCCGCTCGGTGCGGATATGGATGCCCTGCTCGGTGCGGATATGGCAGTATTGGACACTGTGATACGCAATCATCCGGTACTGGGAGCCACTACAGGAGCACTCGCTGCGGAGATGTATACCGCCATGCTGGAGATCGCAAAGCTATCGCGGGAGCGTACTGATGAGCTGTATGACGAGCTGGTGCAGTTTGTGGGGTAGTTCCGACACGCCCGGGAATCTTAGGACTTGACAAGCGAGCGGATAGGTGGCAGAATAGTAGTTAGTAGGGAAGTTGGCCTGATTGGGTAGCTCTAACAAGGGCGTAAGACCCCGGCGAAACCTGACTCCCCTGCTACTCTCGGTTGAGAGTGCCCCGACATCGTGAACTGTGTCGGGGCATTCGCCGTTAGAGACTTGACATCAAGGTGTCGAGCTGATAGACTATAGGGATGAGTATCGCCTATATCGCAATGTGTATCTTCATCGTCGGGCTAATTTTGTTTAAGAGTCCGACAGAAAACCCCCGCAAAGAATATAAGAGAACAGTCAAGATAGAGCCCCCGAAGAAGAAAGTGCCGACATTCAAAGAGTGACTTGACAGGTTGCGGGTATCATGGTAAGCTTGCAGTAACAAGCAAGGGAGACACCATGACCATCCTCACCACCATCGTAGCGTTCACCGCCTACGGTGCGAGCGGATTCATTGTAGTGCTGCCGGTTATCTGGGCAGTCGCTGCACTCATAACCCGCTTGACAGGAACGGAATGACCTGCTAGAGTTGGAACCACCAACCAGAGAGAAGGACAACATGCTTGAACTCATCGCCACCACACCGGGAACCACACTGCTCGCCTACGTGTTTGCACTCGGAATCGTGCTGCTGCTGGTCGCGTCGGCATTGAAGACTCACCGGGAGAAAGTCGCTGCGCGTGCTGCGTACGCCGACCTGCTGCGTAGCAAGGCTAACCACCCTGCTGGCAAGGGGCGCGTGCGAGAGCCGCGTCATTTAGATCGTTCCGTCTATGACTGGGTGAATGGCCCACTCTAACCCCTTAGATCAACGCTGACGGCTTACCCTACGGGGTAGGCCGTTTGTGTTTGTCGGTAGAGTGTGCTACACTAGAACTAACAACCACAGAAAGGAGTGCCCCATGGCATTCATCCTGAACGAGTGCGAGATAGAGAACGCTGCGCGTGACGCGTGCGAGGACTTTCACCGCCCTAACCTGCAAGCTGCCGTTATGACGCTGTGGCGACTTATGGACTGGTCGAATAGCATTAGTGACGGCTGGGCATATTGGCGCAAGCCTAGCAACGCGTCAACGCGCCTACAGGAGACTGTGCGGGTGTGCTACATGAGCTACCCTGAGCGCAGTCGCCCGGAGACTGACATATCGAGCGCGGAGCTGCGCAAGCTGTACACACCGATCAAGTCGTTCCTGACGCGTCAAGGCGTAGCACACTCGGAGGTATTTGTCAACGGCTAACCCCGGCTGAACAGGATACGGCTTGCCCCTTGCGGGTAGGCCGTTTCTGTGTTAGACTCGGGGCATGAATCCTATCCTCGCCGTGCTGCTGGTAATCGCTGGGCTCGCTACGGCATTCGCTGCGTACATCGCCCTGCTAGAGTACCTATCCCGTAGGCGTGCGCGTAAGCTGGAACCGCTGCTAGGGGTAGTCTCACCACCTAAGGACAAGAAATGAATAGAATCCTCATGTTTACGCGCTCGGTTAACTGGCTCGCTGTGCTTGCGCTCGCTATGGTCGTGACTGGTATCGTGCTTGCGGTGCTGTCTGGTAGCCTGCTCGCGCTTGCGGGTGTGCTGGTAGTCGGTGCTGGGACTATCGCGCTGCTGAACTTGACACCGTAGCTCATATGCTGTAGACTAGGGCTATGGATAACCCTATTCTGCTCTACCGAGTACAACACTGTGACTCTGGTCTAGGCCCCTATAAGGAGGCTGCTATGGTTGGCACGTATCGTACACACAAGGACATTCACCCAGCCCCATACGATGATGGCATCCCCATGGTTGGCTGGAGTGACCGATTCGCGTTCGAGTCCCCGGGTGCGCTATTGCGCTGGTTCGGACAGCCCGCTATCATGTCCATGCTTGAAAAGCTAGGCTACGTCGTGGCATTGGTCGCTGTGCCCCGCTCAGAGACACGAATCGGAAAGAATCAAGCCACGTACGACATGCGACACGTGCTACGGGTGGAGACAATCACATTTGACAAACTGGTCGCGCACATGATAGACTAACCATACGGGCACTACCCCCTGCGAAGCTGTGGTAAGATATTGCTATGGATGAGAACAAGAACGCCCCGGCTGCTGAGGCCCCGGAGGACAAGAAAAATTCCAAGTCCCCTGCTGCTCCCGCGAAGGAGAGCAAGAAGACTGTGGAAGTCGAGACTGAGAAGGTCGAGACTGCTACCGCTCCCACGCCCGCGCCCGCAGCACAGAAGTCGCGCCCCCGTATCCGCAAGGAGTTCGTAGTCTCGGGCAAGTTCACGGACGACGTGCTGATCTCGCAGTTGAACAAGCGGGACGCTAGGCGCAAGTCACTATCTGTGCTGCACCTGCAACGTGCACTAGCTGACGCTGGTTTCTCTGAGGCTGCTTCCGACCATGGCGGGAAGTTCGGAGCACTTACGGCTAATGCTACCAAGAAGTGGCAAAATGCTAACAACTACTCGGGCGACTTTACGCTAGAGCAGATTGAAAAGATGTTCGAGGGCGACCCGAATGTTAATATTGTTCCTTAGAGTTTGACATACGCGCTAGCTGCTGGTACTCTGGTAATACCAACAACGAAGGAGCGCAAGATGCGTAAAGCACTACAGATTAAGGTCTCGGGCGAGCAGGTCGTAGTTGATCTTGACAGTGGGGATTCCTCACTGAACGTCATGCAAGATGCGGTAGGTGGATACATTGAGTGTGTCTCACTGAGTCGTGACCTTGACATGTACGTCAACGAAGAGGGCAAGCTGATCGGGCTTGACCACAACACAGTGGCGACACATTTGTGGTCGATGGTCTATGGACAAGGCACAGGCACCATTGAGGGTGACGTGCTGCTGACCGGTGGCGTTGACTTAGAGGGCGAAACTCTCGGGCTGACAGAGTACGTGCACACGCTGCTGGAGAATATGGCCCCGGTCGCGATGTCCGGCTCATAGGATTATAGAAGTGCCCCGGGCTAATTGGTCTGGGGTATTTCTGTCTGGGCTTGCGGGTTGAAGTATATTGTGTTAGAGTAGAGTTGTGCGGGACACGTACAAGGACAAACTAACATGGATATTGAATATCGTAAGACTCGCCTGACCCTACCGGTCGAGGTGGATGAGAAATTCTCAGAACTTGACAATGATGCGCGTGACGATTACGCTACTGCGTTACGTGCGCAGGGCTGGACACTACAGTCTATCTCCAACTCGGCAGGCGTAACGCGCGAGCGTATCCGGCAGATCGTGGCAGACTCTACATTCGTGGACTCTACAGTGAGCCTAGCGGAGTTCCCGCTGCCCATGCCCCCGGCTAAGCCAGTGAAGTCGCCCCGCGTGTTCGTGGAGCCTGACCCGGTGAAGCTTGAGCGCATGCTGGAGCTGCAACCACTGGCGCAGCAAGTGCGAGCTAATTCGCCACTGTATCGTGAAGAAGCTGAGGAGTACACTAATCTGGTGGCAGACGTGCACTTGACAGATGGGGTACCAATGTATAGACTAGCTAAAAGACTAGGTGTCACTCACGGCGCGTTAAGGTTCAGACTTGCCAGATACGGGCTTAAGTCCCCGGCTACAGGAGAGTCTAAAGTCTACACACCTATCAAGTCCGGGAACCGGGCGACCGCGTAAGGGACTCGGAAATTCTCAGTGTCCGGGCAGATCGCCTGGGGAACGACTAACGCCCCGCGCTCGTGTGAGCCGGGGCGCGTGTCGTGCTGGTCTAGATAACCGGCAAGAGTTGCGGTGCGCTAAAGTAGTGCGAGGTGTGGCCTACTAGAATTTCATAGGGTTTGACAGAACCTAACACGTAATTCTGGACTATCCCGAAGTCTCCCCGGAGATCGCCGGACAGAACCTTTACGATATCGCCTAGGGCCGGGTCTGACTCCACCTGCCCCGGGTATGGGAGCGCATAGGTGCTCGTGCGCGATGGGCGCGTGTTGACGTGAGCCATGGTGGTTGTCTCTCAATCTGCCCCACCTTGGGGCTATAGTTAAAGTGTACATGGTAGGCGCGTGCATGTCAACCCTTGACTCTCAGCGTGTCCTGTGGTGCTGTGTGTCTCGCTAACGGCTTAGGAGTGCTCGGCGTGGAGTTGCCCCTGGAAACAACTAACGCCCCACACTGTGAAAGCTGAGGGGCATTGAGTTTAGTTGAGAATGATCGAGTGGTAATAGGTGCCGTTCTGGCCGTTGAGGTAGATGTTGTCGAGTGTTGCGAGGAATCCACCTTTATTCTGGACTGTGCTAGGAGCGATGTTACGGGCGAGACCTTTATCGCTGGTCTTCACCTTGATGCCCCCGGACTTAGTTCCAGTTGCGAAGAGGTTGTCTGCCTGACCGGTGATGCCTACGATGGTCGCTGTCGTCATGAGAGTCTCATTTCTGTCTGTGTGGAGTTATCAACTGCTTACAATGTAAGACTATCGTATTGCGAGTGTCGTGTCAACTCTCGTGAATCCCGGGCGTGTCGTTCGCTGTGTGGCCGTCTAAGGGCTTAGGCGCGTGTTGGCGCGTGAGAGTACCCCGGGCAAGACTAACGCCCCGGTCAACTACCCCGGGGCGCATGTCTTAGGCCTTAGGCGCGTGAGCCTAGCTCGATATCAATGGCGCGTGAGCTATCAACCTCGCAGGGGTACTCGTCCCCACAGCCACACATCGCTGTATCCAGTCGGCGCAGGTAGCTGTCAATGTCCCCGGGGCCGTATGGTGCGCCTAACTCGGTGAGCACGTCATAGCGGAGTTGCAACTCGGCAGTAGTCCACTCGGCTAGCTCGTGGCTTACAGTGTTTGTGTGAGACATTGTGTCCCCTTTCAATCGGTTAGCTTTAGCTTACATGCTTAGGGGGTGAGAGTCAACTCTCACGAATCTCGGGCGTGTCGCGGTACAAGAGTTGCAATCGTGTCGCGGGTCATGTATAGTAGGAACTACCTCCACCAGATGGGGATCAAGTCGGGAGACACCGTGGCACACACAGTAGAGTATGCGGACATCATTGAAGATGATGAATTTCTTACAGGCTCACAGCGATGGTTGGCGCGTAGCTCGGCGGTCGCGGACTCATGCGGTGACGTAGTGTTTACTGCCGTGAGAATGGTTGGCATCCTTGGCAACACGTCAACGGGTGACGTTGAGACTTTCACGCGTAACCCAGTCGATGCGGTGAAGCTCACCTATAGTTCACGCTACGATCAATATCTGTAGAGCGTAGCTACATGCCGATAACCCTTAGGCCCGGTGCCAACCGTGATGCCGATAGTTGCCTAGCTCAAATTTCACATTGATATTTGTGGCCGTCTCTTTTTGTTGAGTCTCGCTCGAACTGGGATGTCGGATACGTGTCTCCACATTTTGAGCATTTCTTCATATCTCAATTATAGCCTACAGGGGGGGGGTATTTTTTGCCTGTAGAGGGGGGGGTCTGAGGGGGGTCTGAGGGGGGTCTGAGGAGTTTGCCTCACTGCTATCTTCAGGCAGGCAGCAGGCAGGCAGGCGCACCTATGCACGTGAGTAGTGCTCACACCTGGGCTGTACACACATCCTAGGCCTACCCTAGCACACTATCAGCCCAGTGTCAACACATCATTGATGATTATTGCTCATTGATTATCATTAGCCTAGCTAAGCATATACATTAGCTAGCTAAGCATATACATTAGCTAGGCTAATTGAATGATGAATGTCTATCAATAATAGTCATGAATGAAACTCATCATTGAGATAGTGAGATTATTTCATAGAAATGTACATGAATGTCTCTCACATATTTTTGTGAGGAATATATTGTCAATTATGTTGACAAACACGAGAAATGATGATATAATGCACTACTTGGGAGGGAGGGGGTGGGACTTGGAATTTCTGGCCGGTCGGCATGAGAAAAATTCAGGAAACGATTTTGCAGCCGAGGCGCATATAAGGGTTCCCGTCTCACCCGTCAAACGCACTTTGACGTTAATGGGCCGATTTCCCCCCTCAGTACGAAGTATACCCACCCCTCTTCTGCCGCTGCCTATTCCGCGCCCCCACCCGGTAACAAAATTAAGGTTAAGGTACCATCCCACCCACTCAGTACGAACAACAACTCGTTCCTTTTCAATGCTATAATAACCAAATGGCCCTTTCACTAGCAGAGCAGGTTGCGCTCCTGCCCCCCGATGAGCGGGATGAAGCCCTCCGAGGTCTCGATCCTGAAGCCCTAGTCTGGGACTGGAGCTTCTTCGGTCGCCCTGAGCAGCAGTTCCCTGACGACGAGTCTTTCGATATAGGTGTATACTTGGCTGGAAGAGGATCGGGCAAGACCCGCGCAGCGGCTGAGTGGATCAGAGAGAAGGCCAAGAAGACCAATGAGGGTCGTCTACGCTTCCTTCTCGTTGCCCGTACCGCAGCCGATGCGCGTCAGGTTATGGTTTCGGGAGAAAGTGGAATCCTCGCGGTCTCCCCACCCTCTGAGCGACCAGAGTATAAGCCCTCTATCCGTGAGCTGATCTGGCCGAACGGCAACTCGGCCTTTATCACTACCGCTGACGAGCCGGACTCACTCCGTGGCCCACAGGCTCCGCTTGCTCTTGATACCCCCATTCTCACTACCAGAGGGTGGACAACTATGCGTGACACCACCACGGAGGATTATGTCTTTGATGAGAGAGGCCTCCCATCCCGCGTAACTAGAATTCACCCTATCCAGCGGGCCGAATCTCTCTATCGAATCTCCTTCTCAGACGGCACATATATTGACGCAGACGGTAACCACCTCTGGCCCACGCTAACTGCTGTGGACACATCTCGGCTAGATCGCATCCATGGTAGGCAGATCATTGTTCCCACATGGGCCAGCTATGAGCCCACATTCACTCGTAAAGATTCAATAATTCCAGCACAACAACGACTCATCTATGAGATGACCGCTCAAGGGGACACTAAAACGAAAATTATGCAGACGGCTCGTGTCTCTATCAAGCAGGTTAAGTACTGGAGAAACAAGTTCAAAACTGGCACAGTACCGGGATACCCCTCTACGGTAAAAACTACATCTGAGATTGCTAAAACAATATCCAGTCGTCATCAGATTCCAGCGTCTCCGGCCTTAAATATCCCATCAGAGCCCTACGCCCTAAAACTTCCTCTACATCCTTGGGTGCTGGGTCTCGTTCTAGGAGATGGAGCCACACGACAACCCGGCACTATTGCCTCCAACGCAGAGGACATCGATTTTACAGTAGAAAAGCTCACAGAACTGGGTTATCCAGCCAGAGAACGTAAAAACCATAAGATTGCTGCCCTAGGTATCACTAAGGTGTGGGACACAGCGAAGTTCATCCCCGAGGAGTTCTTTATGTCCTCCTACGAAGATAGGTTGGCGCTAGTTCAGGGGCTTACCGACTCAGACGGCGGTGTAGAGGATGACGGTGCATTTCGTTTCTTCAACACCAACAAGAGCCTTGTTGATGGCTATGTCCGTCTCTGCAGAAGTCTTGGTCTTATCCCTCGTGTGTACTCTAAGCCAGACAACTACAGATATGATGTTCCCACGAAGCCATCATGGTATGTGCACGTATACTCGGATGTCTCTCTGGTCACCCTACCTCGAAAGGTTGAGAGGTTTGTGCCTAGAAACTCTCGGGCTAATTTTACTCGAACTATTAGGTCTGTCGATCTGATTCCTGCGCGAGATGTTCGCTGCATTACTGTAGACTCTCCAAACCATCTTTTCCTCGCCGGTGAGGGCCTTATTCCCACAGCTAATTCCTACAGCTGGGCCGATGAGATCGCAGCCTGGCGACTGACCCCGGATAAGGCAGGTATGACCGCATGGCAAAATCTCCGAGTAGCCACCCGTCTAGGCAAGAACCCGCAGATCATTGCTACTACGACTCCCAAGCGTGTCCCTGTTCTCTTTGATCTTCTAGAGGAGGAGAAGAAGACCGGACGCGTACTCTTACGCCGTGGTTCCACGTACGACAACGCCGGAAACCTTGGTGCCGCCTATCTAAACTCTCTAGAAGCTCAGTTCGGGCACGGCTCCCAACAGGCTCGCCAAGAACTCTTCGGAGAGATGTTGGATGCCATCGATGGGGCCCTTTGGACGGACGAGATGATTACGGATGCTCGCTACATGTCCTTGAAGCCCCCGTTCACACCACTACGTCTGGTTGGGGTTGACCCCTCCGTTGCGGAGAACCCCAAGGACGAGTGCGGAATTGTTGTCGTTGGCTCCACGAACGAGCCGGACCTCTACCGCCGTAACGCGTGGGTTATCGAAGACCTCTCTATCAAGGGCTCACCAACCGCGTGGGCGCAGGTCGTTGTAGATGCGGCCCGCCGCTGGCAGTGCCCCGTTGTGGCAGAGGTCAACCAAGGTGGTGCCCTCGTGCGCAACGCTATCCACCAGATCGACCCCTCCATCACAGTCCTAGAGGTCTTCTCCAAGCAGGGTAAGAAGCTCCGCGCCGAGCCGATTACGCTGGCCTACACCCAGAGGCGTGTCCACCACCTCAACGTCCTCGGTGACCTGGAGACCCAGATGACTACGTGGATGCCCGAGCTTTCATCCAAATCCCCTGACCGCGTGGACGCACTCGTGCACGCCCTAACCGCCCTCCTCATTAAGCCACCGAAGGGCTTCACTGGAGGTTCCATCCAGGCTAAGTCCGTTGCGTCTCGCCGTATCCAGATGGACCCGACCGCACGCCGTCCACGTCCAGGGCTCGGTACGTTCCGAGTTCGCTAGCTCCGGGCTTAGACCCGTCCCACTTAAATCCCTCCGATACAGGAGTGATTCGTCCGTCGGGCAACATCACAACGGCTGATTCCGCAGGGCCTGCCGGGTCAAACCCTATCAAAGGTCTCTGAATTCGGCCCTCGGCTTGCTTGCGTCTATCTTGCTCAGCTTTGCGAATCTGGCGGAAGGATGTGTTATTTTTCTTTCTCATTTTGCTCTTCGGCTCCGGATATACCGGGCCCACCTCCGGAGGCGGGAACGGCCACGTAGACTCCACACCAGCAACACCTGTAGCTCCGGGATCACCTACAACCCCAGTAGGATACCCTGAGGCTGTGTACGACACTAATACCCCTCCAATGACCGGGGATGCGCTTCCGGACGTGTATGTCTTAGTGACTACGACAGTTCCGTCCACATCCCGTTCGGTTACCACGCTTGACGGCTCCTCAGAGTCCACATCCTCTGAGCCCTTAGGCACAAGTTCCGTTAGAGGCCCCCACGCCTCAGAAGTCTCCTTATAGGGTTCGGTGACACATGTATAGGTCTCCTCAGTCTTTTGCGCCCAGAGGGACCCCTCCCGATCCAAAAAGTACTTCACGCCCATGTCAAGCTTCCAAGCTTACTTCGGCCAAACCAAGCATAGCGGCTTGATCCGTGCAGTGTAGATGTGTCATGGACACAAGGTACCACAAAACTCCCCTCAGTACAAGTCTGGTAGACTCTCTACATGCCCACAAACATTAGACGGCCCGCCCGAGGACAAACTCTCCCGGAGAGCGAGTCTATACTCCTTACCACTCTTACGCCCCTCTATCGGGACGCTCGCGCTCTTACCCTCTACACCAACGGTTGGACTCTTCGAGCTATCGGTGAGGCGTTCATTCCGCCTAAGCCCCGATCCACTGTCAAATCGTGGATTGACCGGGCCACAGACACTGTAGTCTCTGAGCACCTGGTTGATGCCCCCCTCCCCGAGCCTCCACCCCGGCCTGAGCCCACCAACCCCGTCTCTCCCGGAATTTCCCCCTACGATCAGTCCCACATTCTCAAACTTTCTCTGGTTGCGAGGAAATATCGCTCCGGAATGTCCCCCCAACATGCTGCCGCTCTCGCCAATAACCAGCTGACGAGTATTTGCAAGGATTTTCGCTCCAAAGACGTTACAATAAGAGAGTTGGCCGCGGCATCTGAGGTCACCTATCGTGCTATGGCCAAAAGATTGGACAAATAATGAATGCTCGTGCTGATGTAGTCCCTGCAACGGTCTCCATTGCCCCTACAGGCTCAGATATTGAGCCGTTTAACCTTAGAAGTGCCCCTCCGACCCACGGAAGCTACCCGATTACCATTGCGCGGGTCGTAATCATGAACAATCGCATCATTATTGCCCAAGACAGCGGCAACGGACCTCAGGTGGTATTCTCCGAGGGGATTGATCCTCTGACTTACTACAAGAATCCCGACAAAGACCGTGATTCCTTCGTTCAAACCCTCTCCGGTAAGAAGATCGCCTTCAAAAAGGACTCCGCGTGTGGTTGTGGGAGCCGTTTGCGCTCTTGGAACCCCTATGGCAGTGGTGTTTCCAGCATAAAAGACCCAAGTTAGACCTAAAAGAGCAAAAGGACCAAAAAACATGGATTTTACCCCCTATTTCAACCCTGTCTACCTCATTATTCTGGCCCTGGCCATCTACAGACTCTGTCGTTTGGCCATAGAAGATACCTTGTTTTCCGGTCTCAGAGCCCGTTTTTGGAACAAATTCCCCCCGGAGAGCACACGCATAGGCTATCTGCTCACCTGCTACTGGTGTTTGGGCTTCTGGATCGCCGCAGTTGTGCTAGTATTGTACTTGCTGGTACCCGTGCCCACCCTTATCGGATGCACACTTCTTGCATTATCCACTATGGTCGGAATCCTCGACCAAAAACTCAGCAACTAAGGACCTATACATGGCTTCCCCGTTCCTCCGTGACCCCGATGCCTCTTCAGCCGAGGCTACGGTCTACAACGCACCGCGCCCCCTAACTGCTGCTGCATCTCGAATCAACCTTAAGGACAAGAACGAGGCCGCAGCCTTCAAGCGCCGTCAAGGCTCCAATACAAAGCAGTGGCAGACTGAGGCCTGGGAGTACTACGACTCTATCGGTGAGATCAAGTACGCCTTCAACTTGGTGGCCTCCGTGGTCTCCCGAATTCGTCTCTACCCGGCTGTTATTGAAAATCCGGCAGAGGTTCCTATTTCTGTTAGAGACTCCGACACTCTTGACCCCGATCTCGCGGACGCTGCCGTTCGTGCCGTCACCCGTCTAGACTCTGCCTACGGTGGACAGGCGGGCCTCTTGCGCGATGCAGCTCTCAACCTCAGTGTTGCTGGCGAGTGCTATCTAGTTCAGCTTCCTGAGCGTATTGGAACCGGCACCCGCGAGTCATGGGATGTCCGATCCGTTGACGAGCTTCAGATGGCCGGAAAAAATAGCTACTACCTCGCACCCCGATCTGATCTAGTTGGTGGTAGTGGAACCAAGCAGGGCAGCATTATGCTCCCCGACACCGCGTTCGTGGGTCGTATGTGGCGTGCCCACCCGCGCTTCTCTGAGGACCCCGACTCCAGCCTGAAGGGCCTCCTCGACCTCTGCGCTGAACTTCTACTCCTTAACCGATCCTTCCGCTCCGTCGAACGCTCTAGGTTGAACGCCGGTCTGCTGTTCGTTCCGGACGGCCTCTCCAACGCCGCTATGCCCGACCCAGACCTCTATCTAGAGGATGGAGAGGATGCCGACAAGGAACCCACGCCCGAAGAGATCGCGGACTCGTTCGAGAACGAGCTGGTCGAAGCTATGACCACACCCATCTCTGAAGAGGACTCCGCGTCTGCGGTTGTGCCTCTCCTAGTGCGTGGCCCCACAGAGTTGGGAAAAGAAATCCGTCACATCACATTCACGCGTGAGTACGACCAGACGATGATCGCCCGCTCTGACCGCGTGCTGGAGAGAATCCTCCAGGGACTTGACGTTCCGAAGGATGTTGTTACAGGCCTGGCCAACGTGAAGTACAGCAACGCAATACAAATTGACGAAGCACTTTACAAGGCCCACATTGAGCCGATGCTTCTCCTGATCTCTGACGCAATCACCATTGTCTACTTGCGTCCCTACCTCATGGCTGAGGGCTGGGATCAGGCTGAGGTTGACCGTCTCGTTGTCTGGTACGATCCCTCCTCTGTTGCTACCCGCAACGACCGCGCTGAAGATGCCAACGTGGGGTACGAGAAGATGGCCGTCTCCGCCCAGACATGGCGTAGACAGCACGGCTTCTCGGATTCGGATGCTCCGGACCCCACGGAGCTGGCTTTGCGTCTTCTCATGGACCGCGCCACATTCACTCCTGAGCTGACCGAGAGCCTGTTGAAGGTTATCTCCCCTGAGCTTATGGATGCCGCCCGTGCCGCAAGTCAGGCCACCAACGCGGCTCCGATCCCCGGTGATGTCAACGACATTCTCAAGGGCGGCTCTCCGGGAGACCCGAACGCCGGGTCCGCTGACCCTGGAGCTGAGCCGGGTGCGGAGCCTGTGTCGGACGGACCTGATGTCGCCCCGGGCGCTAATGCTCCCCCAATTGACCTTGCGGAACCGCAGTAGACCTGATAGGATAGGGACATGGAAACTACAACCCTCAACGTGACTGACCGATTCAACAAGATTCTTGGTCAGATCGTCTACGACCACGAAACCCAAACATTCAGCACCACCACATCTACGGCAACGAACACTCTGAAGGGGTTTGAGAAGCCTGGTGTTCGTGGTGATGCTCTGCTCTTGAAGATTTCTGGGTGGTCTAACGGGTATCTGTCGATCACTCCGCTGGAAAGTTGATATAAAGCTAGATTTTTCTGCTACGATGGGGTAGTACCATTCGCACCCTACGTAGAGGACTTTTCTGTGCTCGATTTTCCTGAGTTTCCTGACTTTGATGAGGAACTGGCCGCACTTGTTGCCGCTGGTGGAAATAGCAAGGCCGCACGTTCAGCACGAGCCAAGCTCCAGCTGCGTGACCGTTACGGACGATTCATTTTCATGGGTCGTGGGTTGCTCAAGTTCAAGGTTCGCTTCAGTGATGGAACCGTTCGTTCCGTGCTCGGATCATTCGTAGGTGCTCGTGATCCGCAGACCGCTCAGGTCTACGTCTCCGAGGACCCTTCCGGACTTAGGACCGGGTTCTATGATGTAAAGAGTTCCAACGTGCAGGAGTTCGTTGGCCAGCTTTCCGCCAAGCAACTCTCCGACCGGGGTATCAAGCTCGGTCTAGACGCTAACGGCACCCTCGTCAAGGAACGTCTCTCCGAAAAGATTCCTGACGTTGACAAGATTCCGTTCTCAGACTCACCCATCGGCTGGAACCACAAGCCCGCTAGGGGCGGTGCGGAGATGTGGTCCACAGAGGACAACGACTATAACCTCTACCACAGCACCACCGAAGTGGACGGCTCCCCGACAGAGACATGGGGCGTTGAAAATGTCAACAACAACCCGGGCACCGTCAAGAACTGGCGTGGCGTGGGCTTCGCGCTCAAGCAGGTCAACGAGCTAGACTCTTTCGGTCCTGAGGAGGACACTCTTGATACCAAGGAACGTCTGCCCGAGGGCGCTGACGTTCAGCCTCAGGACATTGCTGACGCGCAGTCCGAGAGTGACCTTGGTGAGGGTGAACTCGACCTTGACACCTTCGGTGTTGCACGTGAGGGCTTCCTTATTCCTACCGGCAAGTCCGGCCAGGACACCTCTCCTGAAGGTCTGGCCCAGTTCGTTGAAGCGAATAGTGACTACCTCAAGGAGGGCTCCGGAAAGCGCCTCGTTGTAGACTCGGATTCCGGTTCTGTTGAGATTTACACCTCCGCTGACACCCTAGACAACGCTAAGGCCCAGGCTGGTGGCATCGGTGCCCCCGAGTTCCACGACCTCTCCACCGGAGAGACCATCCCCAACGACAAGGGACGTGTGGCTGGCGAGCCTGCCAGTCAGGTCAAGCCTGAAGAGCGCGAAGCTCTGGAGACCCGCCTAGCCAAGCTGAACGATCAGCAAGCCAATGCAGATGGCAAGCAGTTCGAACGTCTTGAGAAGCAGATCGTTGAGACTGAAGAGAAGATTGCAGCCCTAGATGAGGCTCCTGAAGCCGAGGCTGATGCGCCTGAGGGGGAGGCTCCGGAGACGGACGCACCCTCGAAGAAGATCGAGCCCGTAGACGACATGACCGAAGAAGAGCGTGCCGGTTGGGATGCCTACGAGAAGGCGCGTGAAGAGGCTGACGCTCTAGCGCGTGAGCAGATCATTGACGCTGACACAAGAGCCCAGAAGAACCTAGACGACAAGGGTGAGAACGCCGACTCCGGAGACATGGAAGAAGCCGACACGGCCCGAGCCGGTCTCAAGGAGCAGCAGAAGAACGACAAAGCCAAAGAGGACAAGCGTCTTGCTGACCTGGAGAAGTCTGTTGACGACCTCAAGAAGGAGCTGGCTGGCGATCCTAAGGAAACCGAAAAGAAGGAGGCACCCGATGCCAAAGACAGTGATTCCGATTCCGGAAAATCTGGGACAGATGACCCCGGAACAGCTAAGGCAGTGGACGACCCAGATCAGCCAGAAGCTGACACAGGGAGCCCAGCCGAGCCCGACTCCCGAGGAGGGGATAGTGGAGACTCCGGAGGAGACAAGCCCACAGCAGCCCCAGCCGACAGCGGAGACGACTCCGACCGAAGAGCCCTCGAACGTACCCTCGCTCGGAATAACAAAAGACTAGACAACGCCAAGCCCGAGCAGCTAGATCAGATCGAGCAGGACATTGCGGACACGCAGGCCAAGCTCGATGCACTAGACGCGCCTGACGGCACGTCAAAAGAGTCTTCTCCATACACTAGTGAGGAGTCTCCTACTGATCTCGGTCCAGACATGTTCGGGAAGTATAACTACCAGTACGGTCTTAACCTCAGTTCTGACTTTGTTGTCGCAGAGAATGGTAGCGGTCTGCCCCAGGTTGTTACTGCCGAAGAGCTAAAAGATGCCGTTGATGCCGGTGCCACACCGATCTATCGCATGGAGGGGCTGAGCTGGAACGGGTCATCCGATGATGACGACGAGGACGGCGAGACGGGAACTCCTGACACTCCCGAGGGGCGTGCAGACGCTCTACGAACCTCCGAGATTGCCCCATTCAAGCCTGGAGATTTCGGTCTCGGAATCTACTTTGGAGATAACTATGAAGGGGTTGTTAGTGACTACTCCGATATGGACGGTAATGATTATGCCGTAGCTGCCGCACTCCCTAGGGATGCAAAAATCATTGACATGGACGAGCTTAGAACTTTAGCGCTCGCTCGTATGGAGACTTTCCGGGCGTTTGAAAGTATCCCACTGGATGAACGACCCGAGGTAAACTGGAAGTCTAGAGACATTCAGATAGACCGTGCCATGTCTGCTCAGATGGGGCAGGGTATTGGTGCTTTGGCCTCCGAGTTGGGGTATGACGCGATTGTCGCCAAGCAGGATGATGGCTCCAACTATTACATAGTTGTCAATCGTGGGAAGTTGATTGTATCCGACAGTGATGCACGTACTACCCCTGCGCCAGAAGCGGACACCCCCGCCGACCCCGCAGAGCTGGACATTCCTGAAGACACCAACCTTGACCGCTTTGGTAATACCCCTCTAGAGGGTTGGACCAAGAGCACTGACGCTAACGGCAGTGAAGTTTGGACTTCTCCAGACGGTAACATCGAAGCCACACTTCTCTCCATCAAGGGGGGAAACGGTCAGCTCTCTCCGCGCTTTGTTATCAAGCACAAGGACGGCCAGATGCCTGGTGGTACCGCGTACTCGTGGAACTCAGTCCAGGAGCACGTTGACTATACGGACACCGTCAAGGCCGAACGAGCCGCTGAGAAGGAGCGGCTCGCTGCGCCCAAGCCGGACCTCGCCGCCGACCTCATCAAGGACTTCGACTCTGACGGCCACATCGCTGAGATGATCGAGAATGGGGCCTCCAAGCAGGAGGTTCTGGATGAACTTCAAAAGGATGCCTCCTGGGCCGCACGTCTAGAGGACTTCAACGACAGCTGGCAGGTAGACCTCCGCAGCCAGGACCAGAAGGACCGCTGGGCCGAGATGGAGAAGACCCTCAAGGCCATCAACACTCTTCCCGACCGCCCCGTAGTTGATGATACTCTGCCGGAGCCGGACGCTCCTGAGGCCTCAAGCCCCGAACGTGCCAAGGTTGAGTCACGTATTGCAGACCTTAAGGAACGTCTCAAGACTGCTAACGGCGAGTATGCTGATGACCTCGACGCTGACCTACGTATTGAAGAGAAGCGTCTCGCTGATATGGACGCTGCCCCCGACGAACCAGAGGTCACCCCCTGGGATGCCTCGGGACCCACTGCGGCAGAGGCCTATGATGCCCTGCCAGATATGGACCTAACCCCCGAAGTGCGCGAGTCCTACTTCAAGCTTACCGATGCGATTGCTGCACAGTACCTTGAGATGAAGGCTGACGGAGTTGAAATTCAGTTCGGCCAGGACGACCCGTATGGTAGCTCTGCAGAGATGCTTGCTGACGTGGAAAACAACGGTACGTTGAAGGTGTTCGCAGACGGTGGAGCCACTCTACCTGTGGGCCACCCAATGAAGAATGTCGTCACGATTGATCGCAAGGACTTTGTTGTCAATGACCTCTTCCGTGCCGTTCACGACTACTTCGGTCACGTCAAGTCCAAGGAGCGTGGAGCCACTGTAGGCTTCGGCCCCAAGGGCGAATGGGAGGCATGGAGAACCCACCGTCGCACTTTGCCCAAAGATTCTTGGCAGGCCCTGTGGCTTGAGACTCGTGGTCAGAACACTTGGACTAATTACTTCGGAGACAACGGCAGTCTGCCAATCCCCGACCGTCCGTTCGCTGATCAGAAGGCTGGACCTGTAGACGAGAGTCTATGGGGCGCTGACCTTATTGGCACCGAGACTGACGTTCCTGACGCACGTCGTGTGGGTGTATTCATGGTCGATGAGGCCACGCTAGACGACATCCGTACGGATGGTGGCATCACTGTTGATGTCAACACTGGCGAACGACCCGAGGATGGGTTCATTGTTTCCCTTGAGGATCACGAGTTCCGTGTCCCTCTGGATGATATCGACAACCCTGAGAAGGGCCTAGACACTGTCAATAACTACGTGGACGAGAACCGTGAAGAGCTGGACAAGCCCGGCAACAACCTTGGCGTATGGAAGACCGAAGACGGCAACGAGTACGCTCTGGACGTGTCCGAGAAGGTTGATGACCGAGATGATGCTGTCCGTATCGGCAAGGAACGAAACCAAGACGCTATCTTCGATGTAGTCAATGGCGAAAGCATTACTCTAGATGAGGTAGATGCTGGACCCAACTCTGAGGGCTCGCTTGCAGAGCGCAAGTCCCGACAGGACTTCCCAGGACTGCAGGACACCAACAAGCCCCTCAACCTCAACAACGACGGCGAGCCTACAAACTCTTCTGCCATCTATGAAATTGCCGAGCCTAGTGGAGACACGGACGACCGTCTAGATGTAGATCGCATCCCGTCCTCTTCTGGTACTGCAGACAGCATTGATATTCCGGAGGACACCCCGCTGGATGATTACATTGCTTCATCTGAGCGTAGCGGGTTGACCCGTAGCGAAGAGATTCTTCAGCAGAGCCAGGAAGGCCAGAAGCTCCGAGATGCAGCCCAGACGGAAATTCCCTACCAGGACTCCGATGAGGACTACGCTGACGAGAAGTTCATGCCGACCAAGGAACAGCGCAACATTATCCGCGCCGTCATGTCCGGAATGTCTGCCATTGTGCAGGCTCTGGCCGGAACCGGTAAGACCTCCACACTTGAGCTAATGGCTCGCCAGCTGCAGAAGAATGATCCGGACAAGGACATCCTTTACGTGGCCTTCAACAAGACTACTCAGCTTGAGGCCGATGGTCGTATGCCGAAGAACGTGCACTCACGTACCGGCGACTCACTGGCGTATGCTGGTGTAGACAAGAAGCTCACCAAGAAGCTCAGTGACCGAGAGTCCCTAGTGCTGCCTAAGAAGGTTGCACAGCACCTCGATATCAAGAACACCAAGCTTGACGGCGAAGAGCACGAGGACACGGAGATTGCACGCGCCCTAGGCGAGGCCATTGACAAGTTCTCCATTAGCGCTGACGACAAGATCGGTCCTCAGCACTTTGAGGGTCTCGACATCCCACACAACGAGCAGACACAGGCGTGGGCCGAAGAGTATTGGGCCGACCTAAACAGCCCGACTGGCAAGATCAAATACACCTTCAACCACAACTTCAAGATTTGGGCTCTCAGCAAGCCAGACCTCTCCCAGTCCGTTCCGGGCAAGGGACCAGGTAAGGCTGACGTAATCTTCTTCGATGAGGCCCAGGACATCAACCCGGTTATGGCCAAGATCGTCCGTGATCAGACCATCCAGAAGGTCTACGTTGGTGACGCTCGACAATCCATCTACTCCTTCCGCGGTGCCATCAACGAGATGGACAACGTAGAGGTTGATATCGATCTTCCCCTCACACAGTCCTGGCGCTTCGGCCCCGAGATTGCTGGGTTCGGGAACCGGTTCCTCTCGCTCCTCAACTCCCCACTGAAGGTTATTGGTGGAGGTAAGAAGGGTGAAGTTATGGAGCCCGGCTCCATGAACGACCCGGATGCAATTCTCACACGCTCTAATGCTGGGGCACTGACCTCAATCCTCGAAGAGCTAGAGAAGGGCCGCGTTGTCGGTACTTCCAAGAAGTTCAAGCAGGACATGCAGAACCTTGTCCAAAGCGTGAACACACTGCGCTACGGCAACGGTAGAGTCAACCACGAAGACCTCCAGGGCTACACCACATGGGACGAAGTTGCTGATGACGTAGCCAATGGCAAGGCCTCCGCAAAGGTGTCCATGCTGTACAACATCGTGAACACGATGGGTATGGACCAGATCAAACAGGCCGTAGGTAGCATCCGAGAGACCGATGGTGCTGGCTTCGGTGCTGGAGAGGCCGTCAAGTGGACTCCGGGCGCACGCGGTGTGCTCGTAGACGTGCCCAACAAGTTCGGTGGCATGAAGCCCGCCATGTATGATGTTGAGGATGCTGGTGGCGGAGACGTAACCTTCAAGGTGTCCGGAAACACGTTCCCGATTGGGGACAAGTTCCGAGCCATGGGGTTCAAGTGGAACCGTGACAGCAAGTCGTGGGACAAGACCGGCAGACCAGACAGCATGGCTGATGGCATCACTGCGATGCAGAACAGCGATGAAGCTCCGATTGATGTTGTAGTCTCCACCGCGCACAAGGCTAAGGGTCTTGAGTGGAACCGAGTCAAGATCGCTGCGGACTTCCGTGGGCCTCAGGAAGAGGTCAACGAGAGGACCGGGGAGTCTGAAATGACGTGGCCAGAGCCCGAAGAGATGCGTCTAGCCTACGTGGCCGTTACCCGCGCTCAGGAAGCCCTTGATCCAGGCTCCCTTGCATGGGCTTTCGACTATACCGACGAGTCTGACGAGAACCCAGACACCCCTTCACGAGGTATTCCTGGCACCGAAAACTACGACACAGCCACACTTCCAGAAGCTGAAGAGGCTCCCGAAGCTCCTGAGGCCCCTGCTGCGGCAGAAGTTGTCGCTCCAGGAGACTCTGAAGTTGAAGTTCCGCTAGAGACCATGTCTGACGGTGACCTCGATAACCACGCCAACGATGTCCTAAACAACGGCAACTCTTCCCCCAAGGAAATGGCGGATGTTCGTAAGGAACTTGAACGCCGTGAGCAAATCAAGGCCGATCAGCCTGTAGAGACCAAGCCGAGGGATATGTCGGTCGAGGAAATCGACGCAGAAATTGATCTACGCACCGACACACCTGAAGAGGATCGTTCCATCACCGATCTTGAGCGCGAAGATGATTTGCGTATGGAGAAGGACCGCCGTGAGCGCGATGCTGCCCGAGCCGTTCGTGATACTCCAGAGCCTGAGCCGACACCGGACGAGACTCCGGAGCCCGATGCTGCCCTTGAGGATGAGCCTGTCGGTGACGGAATGCCGGACACCACGGACGAGCTAGAGGACCTAGCCGGTCGTCTTGAGATCGAGAAGTCGAACGAGACCAATCCGATTCGTAAGAAGATTCTCCAGAAGCAGCTCGACAAGATTTACGAGAAGTACGAGACTCTGGACTCCGGAGGCGACGCTGACCCCGATGATACTATTCCTGCACCTGACGAGGCACCAGAGGCCCCTACATTCACATCCGAGGAGCATGTAGCTTCTGGGAACCGTGAAAAGGTCGTTGAGACTCTTATTGAGGCCAAGGATATTACTCCAGAGCGCAAGCAGGAGATCAAGGATCGCATCAACGAGGGTGTGACCCCCGCTGAGTCTGCAGAGATCATGCAGGAGGTCTCCAGCGCACCTGACCGTGCCGACATCAAGACCACACCTCGACCTTCAGAGGACTTGGCTGAGAATTTCACGCCTACCGACCCCGGGCTTATGGCTGCGGACGACAACCCGAACAACTACACCAATGCTGACTCAGTTTCTGATCAGCTGGAGTTCGCTCACCCGAACTTCATCCGTAAGGATAATGGTGATATGATTGTTCAGTCCCGTGAATTCGGTGAAAAGCGCTACGATACGACCATTCGTCGTACCAGCAGCAATCAGTTCTTCACCTACATAACTGCCACGGACCTCAAGACTGGAGAGGTGACCGCTACACGTCTGCGTGAGAATGGTCAGCACTCCCCCAAGGCAGTATTCAAGTCCTTGAACTACATCAAGAAGGGCATGTCCGGCATCGGAGACCCCGAAGCGTTCTTCAAGAAGCAGCGTTACGTCAAGAAGGACTATCTAGGCACGGATGGGGTCCTTCCGGACAGCGCCGCTGATGAGCTGATTTCTGGGACAGACCTTCCGAAGTCCGTTCACGAGGCTGACTCACAGGCTATCGGAGCCATTGTTCAGATGCTCATGGACAACCCTGAGGTAACAAATCTCAAGGCTCTCAAGGCTATCGGTGCCAAGAGCAGCCTCGACCCCAAGATGATTGCGAAGGTTTTCTCTGCAGTTAAGCGCCGACAGAAGGCAGAAGCTAACTACAAGCTCAACCCCGGTAAGGCCGATAAGCCTTCTCACATCTCTTTCGACGGTACAAAGTTGCACGCCGGAGACTGGGTTGATTGGACTGACAACAGCAAGACTCGCCCGGTTAAGGATGCAGATGGAAACAACATTCCTCTACGGGATGAAGACGGAAACCTTGTCTATAACGTGACTACAGGCAAGCCTAAAGTTGTGACCGAGCCTAACCCGAACTACGGACGCGTATATCGTGGCCAGGTTGACCACTTGCTCTATGAGGCTCTGAACCCTGCCGGATATGGTTATGGTGACACCACGCTTTCCACCTTCATCGAGAAGAACACCGAGAACGGACTTAGAAACCCTGAGTCACGCTCGATTCCTCACGTAGGCTCCGGTCTGCAGAAGGTCAGTGGACCGGACGCTCCTGAGTCTGAGCCGTTCTTCCCGCCCACCCGTGTGATCGACCATGATCTCATGGAGGCTAACGGATTCGGTGTTCCGGAGACTGGCGACAAGACTGTTGCTCGTCCGAAGAAGGCCGCACCTACGAAGGCTAAGGCTGAGTTGAATCCTGCAACGGGCAAGACTGAAATCGAAGGATTTGAAGGGGCCAACGTTCCGTCCGATAGCCGTGATGCTGCCATTCGTGTTGAGAACGCTGAGCCGAAGTCTGCAAGAGCTTCTGAGCTAGCTCCCGGGGACCACATCACCACGCTAGACAAAGGCAACAACGTTCAGTACGAGACTGTAATCCGAATCCAGCGTAAGGACAACGACCGCACTCAGGTCACGACCGCCAGCGCCGGAGAGGATGGCTCCCAGACAATCAAAGAGCGCGACCTTGGACCAGAAACCCTCACAGCATTCGAGGACATGGACCTCTCCGAGTTCGATGATGTTATTGACCCGGCGGCTCCGGCCACTAACGCCCAGATTGATACTCTGCGTCGTCTACTAGACGACAAGCGTCTCACTCGTGCAGACTTTGACATGGCTCAAGGTGTGTTGGGTGATCTGGATGCCACCCAGGCCGACGTTGAAGATATGATCAGGACAATCTCTGACATCGAAGAGGAGGCACAGACTAGAGAGAATGAGTCTCCGCTAGCTGCCCTCTTCGCTCAGTTCGGTATCTCTACTGAAACATTGAACCTAGTGGAGGGTCGCTCCGAGCAGGACCTTGCAGACCTACGTAGCGGTGTGGATTATGGTGGGGAAGCTGTATCTTTCCCGGACATTGCTGAGGTCAACAAGCTTGAAAAGATCGGTCGTAGTACCGACCAGTTCGAACGTCGATACAAGCTCGTCCGTGACATGGAAGTCGGGGATATCATTCCTCTGCGTGGGCTTGGATACCTCCAAACTCTAGGCCGCAAGGATGATGGAACCATAAGGGTACGTCTCTTGGACGCAGAAGACCCCTACGGTGCTCCAATCTCTGTTGACGGGGTTCTCCGGAACACAGGAGAAATCTTCGACTACTCTCCGGACAAGGATCAGCAGTTCAATGTCATTGTGCCTTCCAAGGCCAATGAGACCTACTTTGCAGCGACCCCAAGTCGTGCACAGGTTGAGGCTAATGCTCGTCGTAGGCACCGAGGTGGCGATGACTCGCCTACCCTGGTGGCTGATGAGCCACACTTCTACGAGAACATCAAATCCGAATCTGCTGCTCAGATCGCCAGTCTTCTTGAAGGCAGCACCCCCGATGGTCCCGCGCCTGAGCAGGGTGCACTCCACGAACTTGGGGCCTTCGTGAAGACTGCGGACGGCCAGAAGCTGTTCGTCAAGCGTGCCAGAGGTGCCAGCAAGGTTGGTATGGGGCAGGCAGAACTTGCCGCCAACCGTGTCATGCGTGCCGTAGGCATTGACGATGTGACCATGTCTATGCTTCCCGATGGTGTGACTGTTGCTAGCACAACAATCCCCGGAAAGGCTGCAGCCCAGCACTACAGTGTCCCCCGGACCGGCAACCGCGATGCTGACGAGGGTGCCAGCATTAGTTTGTGGTACAAGGATATCGATAAGAGCTTCTGGGAACCCGGACATGAGAACATGCCAAAGATTGGTCTATTGGACTTCCTCATTGGAAACCCAGACCGCGACCAGAACCTTGGAAACATGATGATCACCCCCGAAGGCAAGCACGTACCTATCGATCACGGACTTCTATCTCTTGAGCCGGAATTCCAGAAAAATGTCTGGCAGTCGCCGTACACGGACCGGCTCTTAGCCGACCTTCGTGCAGGCAGGGGCAACATGACCTCTGCCGAGCTACTGATGGTCAAAGGCAAGCTGCAGGCAGTGTTCCCAGACTTTGTGGACATGGATCAGACCGCTTGGTATGGTACTATTATGTTCAGACTAAACGGTCTTATCAACTCTGTAAACAAGGGGCCACAGGTCATTGACTCGAACGAGTTGCTAGAAGATGATGACGAGGAGCCAGGACTATGGTAAAAGCTAACACGTACCCCCTGTTCACAGGACTAGGGGTCTTAACCTCCGAAGGGGCCCAACCTGTAGTAACCTTGAAGGTGACGCTCGTCGGGAAGACCTCGGTGACCGTCAGTGCGGTGACCGGCCCAGACGAGTCATTTAAGGCTCATGATATAACAGTAGACCAAAAAACTGCTAGACTAGAGTTTAAGTCCGCAGACACCACCTACAGGGTTCGCCTTTTTCGGGAGCCTGACGGACTCTGGTTGTCGTCATTCAAAACTGACTTGCCAGTAGAAGCCCTACGAAGCCTTGCAAAAGAAGGAGACAAAATTAATCACCCCGAGAGCCTTGTGGCTTACGCGCTGGGAGACTCAGCTTACATCGTAGGACTTGTCTACGCCAACGACTCCGGACGTTATGTCCGTACCGATGGAGACTGGGTTGGCCTCTCCCCAACTGATGAGACTCACCAAGACATGGAAGCAATCTTTATCGACCCCGAGAAGGCCCAAGCCTTTATCGAGCAGTACGACAAGAATTTTGTCACAGTATCAGATGCAGAGCAGTACGAGTCCGCTGAGCCTGACACGGAAGACTCCGAGTCAGACAACAATTCCGACGAATAGAGTAACAACTTAATGGCTAGTTTCATTGGACGATCTGGCTATCATCTTTTGTTTACAGAAGGCGATAGCGGTGTGGTCGTAGATTCCCGAGTATCCGTAGTAGTGGCCTCGGGCACATCATCAACGCTAGAAGCGTCACGTACCTGGGAAGCTGGTGAGTTTACTCAAACGGACGAGGTTTCTGCTGAGGCAGGTCTGTCCGCATTCGCATTCGCTGAGCCCCAGGCGACCCCTCGTATGTATACAATTCCTCGTGGGGTTCGCAACGCTGCACGACTAGGTCTAGAGAGCTTCGCGGCTCGCCCCGTTGGTGGCTCTTCCGTTGCACTCCTGACTGCGAGAACTCTGGCTACTGAGGCCCAGATTGACTTTGCACATCTAAGCAACATTGTAGACTTCTTCAAACGTCACGCTGACGACAAGGTGGGACTAACCGCCGATGGCTCCCCTACAAGTGGTGAGGTTGCACAGCGCCTATACGGTGGAGATGCAGCACGCCGCTGGGCCACCACAATCGTGGACCGCGAGCCCGCCAGCATTGTCCAGCACGCCCCGGATTGGCAGGAGGTCAGTGAGATTCTAGAGGAGAATCCTGAGGCCTCACCCGAATTCATTATCCGTCTTGACCTAGAGGATGGCGCAATCGACCGCCTCTACAAGATCGATATTGACCACAGTACTTACGTCTGGGATGACACTCTCTGGACTTCCCTCAATCTGCAGACCCCCACCATTTGGAGCATCGACAACGCCCTAGACGGCCCGGCCTCCAGCACTTCCGGCTACAGTCACCTCGTCGTAGATGCTGAGTCTGCTATTCAAATCGCAGAGCTGCTTGTCGTTAATCCGTTTGATCCCGTATGGGCCGACGACCTAGACCTAGGGGAGTCTCGCCTTGTTCGCGGAGCTATCCAGTCTGAGGACTGGGAACTCGTTGACTCTGTGGTCGCTACAGCCGGGACACCTGGAGATGGGGTCTACACTGAGGACGAGCGCTCCGCTAATGCCTCCAAACAGGTGCGAGACTCTAAGGGCCTGTTTGCCAAGCAGGGTGGGCGAGTCATCGTCAACGATGACCCATCCCAGGCCGGTAAGATCGACCGCGTAAACCAGAACGGAACTATTGATGTCCGTATGGACAGCGGCGGTGTTCAGACTATTCTGGGGAACCAGATTACGGGAGTATCACCTCAATTTGTGGCCCAGATTCCAGGCGAGACCGAAGATATTCCTCGCGTAGACTTCAGCGGAATTCTTGCAGAGCCGCGCACCCCAGTCAACAGAGACGTGGCCCAGATTCCGGGCACTCTCCCTCAGATGACTGCCAAAGACTTGCACGGTGTTATCAACAACTTCCCCGCGTGGGTTAAGGCCCAGCGAGAGAGTTTCAAGCCTGCAGCGTCTCCAGGAGCCCGAGGAGTCCTCAAGAAGGATAGTCTCGATAAGGGGGCATCCGGACGAGCGCTTGAGAACACTGTAGGTAAGACGCTTACTACCGATGCCTACAGCAACTCCCTAATTAGCGAGTGGCTGAAGAGAAAGAACTCAAAGGGAAACCAATCCAACAAGCTCTGGTATCAGCCGATCACCGCCGCAAGTGATGAAGTAGAGGATGCTGTACAGGCTGCTCCGATGGATGCTGTTGACTCTGAGAGCGCTCCCGCAGAGGAAGGCACAGACGGGTCTCTCACCCCTCAGTCCTCTGATGTTGAACCTGTCTACCTTGCTGTAGTTGCTCCAGATGACCCCCGTGCCGTACTCAAGCTCATCAGCCTTGTACCGGCTACTGCCTCAAGCACCCAGCCCGTAGCATATAAGCGTGACTCAGGGAAGTGGGTCCAAGACGAACAAGTCATGAATACTCTGACCTCCGCAACACCTCCACCCGTTATTCCGCTCACCGATGATGCGCTCAACGATGTTCTCGTACAGGTTGACAGCGCCCAGGAACAGAGCAAGACTAAGACCAAAGAAAGTCAATATCTTGGTGAATCTCCAGCTCCGGGGTTTGAGGGAGACACAGATTCCGAACCCGCAGAAGAGGTTGAGGCTCCGGAAGAGCCGGTAGCCGCCTCTGCCTACGACCATGGGCTTATGGTCCTCTGGGGTCCGCGCAAAGACATCATGGACGCAGCAGTCACTGCAGACGGAGGCCTGGACCGAAATCGAGGCGGGGCTGAAAAGCTACGCCACTACTGGACTAAAGGCCCAGGGGCTCTCAAAATTGTGTGGGGGACTCCAGGAGACTGGACCCGTTGTGTTGCCAACCTGAGCAAGTATATGGGGCCTCGCGCCAAAGGATATTGTTCCTTACGTCACCACGAGGTCACAGGCATGTGGACCGGTGACAAGAAGCACCGCGAGATGTTCTCTGCCCTATCAGGAGAGACAGAATTCTCTGATGACCTGATTCTAGACTATGAGGAAGCCCTCACTGCATCTGTGGACCGCACCCGTGGCGAAATGGCTAGACTGCGTATGCGCGGTCTTACCGCTTCTGGTGAGCCAAAATACAACATCTACGACACTTCTACTCCAAAGGGGTTGACGGCTGCAGCCAGCGTTATTCCCTCACTGAATCCACTCGGTGCCGCATTCTTTATCCCGCTAGCTCTCCCGGAGGGCATCTCTTCTGGAGACGGTCGTCTGGTGGATAAGTATGCAGCCACGATTCGAAACTTGCCTATCTCGTTGCTCTGGCAGATCAAGACAGACGATGGGCATAAAGGCTCAGTAGTCGTGGGGCTGATCGAACGTCTAGGTCGCACACCCCTAGGAATTGGAGGCGGCTACGGCCACTTTGATGTTGGGGTGTACGGAGCAGAAGCTGAACGCATGGTCCGTAACGGGATGCTCCGTTTCGTCTCCGCAGATATGGACAATTTCGAGGCTGATGAGGAGCCTGAAGAGGCTGCAGCCGAGGAAGAGGACGTTAAGTCCATCAGACAACGCAAGATGACAATCAGTCAGAGTCGCGTTATGGCTGTTACAATAGTAGCTAAGCCTGCATTCCAAGAAGCCACAATTCAACTCGTCCCGGAAGCGGTACTACAGGAGGACAACATGATTCCAGATGGAATCTACGTGGACGGCAACGACCCACGTGAAGAGGAAGCGCTAGTCGCGTGCGCCTTCATTGCTAACGCGATCCCAATTACTCCTCCGCAGGAGTGGTTCACCAACCCGAGTCTTAGTGCTCCCACACCTCTCACCGTCACAGACGATGGCAAGGTCTTCGGACATATCGCCGCATGGGACAGCAACCACATTGGTCGTGAGTTCAAGACCAACCCTCCCCACTCTCCAAGTAACTACGCATACTTCCACTCAGGAGTTGTTCGCACCGAAGAGGGAGAAGACGTTCCCGTGGGCCAGCTGACACTAGCTGGAGGCCACGCCGGAATGTCAGCCTCAGCTCGGGAGGCCGCCCGTCACTACGACGACACAGCCTCAAGTGTCGCGGATATTCACGCTGGAGAAGACGCTTACGGCATCTGGGTGGCCGGTGCCGTGCGCCCCGGAACCTCTCCGGAACAGATTCGAGCACTTCGCGCCTCAGCTCCCTCAGGAGACTGGCGACCGATTCGCGGCAAGCTGGAACTTGTGGCTGTCTGCCAAGTCAACGTTCCCGGCTTCCCCATCGCCAGGACACTTGTTGCCTCGGGCCAGATTATGTCCCTTGTTGCTGCAGGTGCCATGTCCCTAGCTAAGTTGAAAGAAGACCCGCTTGACGAGCTATCGGCCCGCCTAGAGAAGTTGGAGCAGTTTTCTAACAAGGAACTAAGCCTTCAGGCCTCCGCAGCTCGTGAACGGATGACCGGGGCTCGCGCTGCACGTGATGCAGAGCTTTCCGCACGCACCGAAGCAGTTTTGGACCGCATGTCAGAGTTCGGGTACGTCTCTGCAAAGTCTCGTAGGGAGGCGGCAGCAGAGGGACAAGAATTGCCCAATGCTTCCTTTCGTAGCTCCGCCAACGGAACCGACACCAACAGCGTAAACGAACTTCGTGAGCGTATTGCTCGCACAACTGAGTTTGCCTCTACTACCAAGGAAATCGAAGAGCGCAAGATTCGTGAACTGTTAGAGGCTCGCGGGCAGAGCGCCCCTGAGGACCCCGAGGACACCCCAGATGCTGAAGAGAACCGTGAGAAGTATACCCCGAAGAATCAGCCCCGGGACGATCAGGGCCAGTTTCGACTAGTTCTTGCGCGTATCAAAGACAATCTGGGTACATCTAGCAACCAGAGCGTTATCGACAAGCTCAAGGAGACAGAGGGCTACGAGGGCGTGGGCGACTACGCGGGGTCCGTGAAGAGCGGTTTGGACCTTATTGAAACACTTAATCGACTAGACACCGGGGCCCTGAACTCTGATGCTCTTGCAAATGTTCGAAGTGCTACTACCGACCTCGGCAAGGTTCTCGCCAATCTGCCTCTACCGTTTGGTGAAGAGGCCGAGAAGGTCCGCTTCTCCGACCTACCGCCCGTATTGCGGGACCTGATTGATGACTTCATTGTTCGTGTCACTAAAAAGATCGGTGCGGAGGATGCTGAACCTGCTGTTGCGGAGCTAGAGGCATTCAAGACAGGTGCAGACCTATTCAGTCAGTCTGAAATTTCATCCCAGATGAACAAACTCTTAAGATTGCTTACATAATCTAGAGTACAACACATGAACTATTAGATCATGTGCCATAATAGTAGAACAGGTCAGCGCCTAAACGCCCTCAGCGCGTATAAAGTCCCTTACCCCAGAAATCACCACTAAGACGACCAAATGGTTTGATCGTCACTATGGCCTGGAGGAGGTACAAGTGGACACCATCAATTCACAGCTAGACAATTTGCCTGAGCTTTCATCCGAAGAACTCGGTGAGCTTGAGTCCAACATTGTCAGTGAGTTCGATACGTTCGACAACGCTGATTCCCTCACATCTCAGTCCGTGGACTCAATGACTGCGCTTGCAGACGCACTCGACACAGTACGAGGAGAGGTGGCACGCCGTGAGGCTGCTGCCGAAGAGCTAAGTGCCCGCAAGGCCGAGCTTTCATCCCGTGTACGTGGCGATGCAGAAGAAGCACCTGAAGCTACTGCTGACGCAGTGGTCGAAGAGTCCATTGAAGCATCTGCGACAACTGAGGTAGAGGAAACCGCCGTCTCGGACGAGACAGACACACCGGAACTATCCAATGAAACCGAAGCTTCTGTAGAGGAGGCCGCAACCGAGGCACCCGCTGAGGCTGAGGCTGCAATCGAAGAAGTGGCTACTGAAGATGTAGCCGCTGAGGAGGAGACAGTCGTTGAGACTGAAGCCGCCGCAGAAGAGGTAGCAGAGGAAGAAACCGCTACAGACACCGAGGCAGCCGCCAAGGGCGTAAACCCATTCGATAAGAAGGGCAAGGCAGACGATGCCGAGGCCGACGAAGAGGATGAAGAAGAAGAAGAAGAAGAAGTAGCAAAGAAGAAGAAGAAAGCTGCCGAGGCATCTGCCGAAGCTGCACCTGAAGCAGAAGCTTCAAACACCGAAGAAGAAACAACAACCGATGAGCCAGTGGCTCAGGAAGAGGCACAAACAGTGACCGCAACAGCAGGCGAGACCCCTATCGTAGAGGCTCCAGCTGACCGTCGCCCTGTCACTCAGGAACCAGAAGCCCCCGTAGTGGCAATCACTGCTGGAGCCGACCTTCCGGGTGTAGGTGCAGGTCAGGCAATCCCGTCCATGAGTGAGGTAGCCAATTACATGGCAGACCGCATTCACAGTCTTCGCCGTGTAAACGGTGGAGATGGTGAGCAGGTCATTGTGGCCTCGCTTAACCGCCCATACTCAGAGGCTCTTACCCTAGATGGTACAGCCGAGGAGAACTCAGGTAAGGTATCTCACTCCAAGGAAAACGGCGCACTTGTCGCTTCCGGTGGATGGGGAACCCCGGAAGCAGTGCAGTACGACATCTTCGGATTCGGAACCGACGCACGTCCCGTAAAGGACTCCCTGCCTAAGTTCCAGGCTAACCGTGGCGGTATCCGCTTCGTGACACCACCGCAGCTGTCTGCTTACACAGGCGCAGTTGGCGTGTGGACTCCGGCAAATGATGTTACCGCAGCTGGTAACACCGGTACTGGTGACACGCTCAAGGACTCCTTGACTGTCACTGGAGCATCAGAAGTTAGCGCCACAACTGACGCTATCACTCTACAGCTCAAGATCGGTAACCTTCTGAGCCGTGCCTACCCAGAGCTAGTTGCTCGTCACAACGAACTTGCTCTAATCCAGCACGCTCGTCTCGCTGAGCAGACTCTTCTCGCCAAGATTGACTCGAATTCCACCCAGGTAACTTCGACCAGCACCATTGGTGTTGCTCGTGACTTCCTGGTTCAGGTTCGTCGTGCATCTGCTGCATACCGTAGCCGTCACCGTATCGCTCCTGATACACAGCTCCAGGCCATCATCCCCATGTGGGTAACTGAGGCCATGGCTGCTGACTTGACTCTCAACATGCCTGGGGACGACAACTTGTCCGTAGGTAAGGCTGAGATTCACGGAATGCTCGCCAAGCTGAATGTAACACTTACTGAGTCTTACGACCAGAACGTGTTCGGCGCACAGGGCACAGGGGCCATGGAGGAGTTCGCTAACACCTTCGAGTGGTACTTGTTCTCCGAAGGAACATTCTTGTTCCTTGATGGTGGAACTCTTGACATTGGTGTGGTTCGTGACTCCGGTCTCGTCTCCACCAACGACTACAAGATGTTCATTGAGACCTTCGAGGGCGTAGCCTTCGTAGGAATCGAATCGCTTGCTGTCACCTCGACCATCACGGTCAGCGGTGCAGCTGCAGCGCTCGCCACCTCGGTTGACTACTAAGTCACCCAGGTAACGTAACCAACTAACCCCGAGCTACGCTCAAGAGAAAACAGGAGTAGAACAACATGGCAAGATTTGAAGGTATCTTTGATGCCCCAGACCTGCAGGTTGCTCCCTGTGGACTCTTGAGCGTGGCCGGGGTGGTTACGTCCACAGACAATCCCAACAGTGAGGCTTGGATCAGAGGATTCGACACACTCACTAACTCTTCACCCACAATCCGCATTCTGTCCAATTCAAATGCCGCTGTCTCCAACGGCACCATCTTTGATGGCTCCGCCGTTCCCGCGTACTACAGCACCGAGCCGTTTTACGTAGAGATCGAGACCAAAAACACTGGCCAGAATCTCATGAACCACAACCCATTCGATGGGTATATTCTTACACAGCTCGAAGCCGCCTCTCAGAAGGCCGCTGAATACGAGCTGTGGATGGGGCAGGCCTCCAAGGCTCTAACCCCAGCGGGTACCGGTTACCTCACAGAGGCTGGCAAGGCTACCACAGTAACTACCGGAGGCTCAGCCCCGGACAAGGCACTTGCACTGCTGGAGCAGGGCATTGCCGACTCCCCTACGGGGGCTCGTGGAGTAATCCACATGACCCGCGATGTTGCCTCGGTCCTCGGATCGAAGCTCATGTACGAGGCCGACAGTCAGCTTGACGATGAGGCCTATGCAGTGACACGTCTCGGCACCTCAGTCGTTATCGGAAGTGGATACACAGGATCAGGCCCCACGGGCACTACCGGTGCCGCCGCTACCGCAACAAATAAGTGGATGTTCGCAACCGGCAGTGTCGGGGTAGTCCTGGGAGAGGCTCGTATTGATAACGAGTCACTTGCTCAAGGCTTCTCTCCTGCCACCAACGACTCCATTGTAAAGGCCTCCCGACCGGTGGCCGTACGTTTCGATCCATCCATCTGGCTTACAGCCCAGGTCACTTTGCCCTAGTCCTGTAAACTAGATACCTAACCAAGAAAGAGAACGAGGAAGCTAAATGGCAACTCAAGAGTACGCCGCCAGCATCCAGGGTGTCGCAATTCGCGCAACACGCCTAGACGCAACTGGCAACCTTCTCAACGGACCCGGGGACAGCTACACAACGTCTGCATTTATGCGCGTCTCGTTCACTCCGGAGTACGAAGAGGGCGATGAAATCACAGAGAAGTCCGCGAACGGTTCCGTATGCGTAACCTACAAGTCGCCGGACACTCTGAAGCGCATTACCATGGAAGTAGCAATCTGCGAGCCCGACACCGAGCTTACCAGCCTGCTTTCCGGTGGTCTTCTGCTTCGCAAGAACCTGGGAACATTCGCTGACCAGAACGTTAAGAGCATCGGTTGGGCCTCGCCCGCTATCGGTGACGACCCCTCCGGTAATGGTGTGGCTCTAGAGTCCTGGTCCCTAGCCATCAAGGATGGCAAGAAGGCCGCAAATCTTCCGTACTTCCACTGGATTTTCCCGTATGTGAAGCTACGTCAGAGCGGTGACCGTGTAATCGAGAACGGCCTTCTGGCCAACACATTCGAAGGCTACGGTCTTGGTAATGATGCTTTCGGTACTGGACTTGACGAGAGATGGGAATGGCCGATTTCAACAAACCGTCCATACTCATTTGCACGCGCCGCGTGGGCTCCGTTAGGTTTGTCTGGGTTCTACACATGGCACGGCGAGCTAGTCGGAGCCATTGAAAATGTAGAAGGTTCTGGAACCATGGCCACAATCACCACCTCACTGCCACATGAGTATGAAGTCGGTGACCGTGTATCCGTAACACCAGTTGCGGCCACCACTCTTGTGGGGACATTCGTCATCACAGGAGTGCCAACTGGTACGACATTCACGTACGCCAGTGAAGTTACAGTCGCGTCTGCTACTGACACTGGGACCACTTCGGTCCCAGCAGGCTCTCGTGCAGTGACTGAACTCCCAGATGGGACCGTTGATGATGACTTCAACGTTCCTGGTAACGTTGACTACGTGTCTGATGAAGATACCGACACTGTAGTAAACTCCGACGAGGACCCGACCTCCTAGTCAGTGATTAGTTAATATCAGTAGGCGGCACTACTAGTTTCTACTAGAGTGCCGCCTATTGGTCTAAACAGAGAGATACGAATATGGCTGGACTGTGGGTACTACCCTCCGATCTTCCTAACGGGCTCGACACCTCCTACGAGGCTTTGGCCGCGTGTGAGGCTGCATCGTTTATTTTGTGGGGGCTCTCCGGACGTAAGTTCTCTGGTCTCCAGCTCGTCACAGAACGCTACGGCCACACCTTTCCCGGTGTAACAATGCGGATGGCGCAGCTGGGACTTCTATACGCGTCCGTCAGTGAGGCCAGTCTCGCCTTCCCTAGCTTCGCCGCAGACTTCTCAAATCGTCTGCGTCTCCGGGGTCGCCCCATCCGCTCTATTGACAGCGTCACAAGTGTAGCCACTGGGCTTGAGATTTCCTCCGACCGGTACTCCTTGGAAAACCACACCACTGTGGTCTTCAGCTTCGCATTAGTTGAAGAAGTTGAGATCACATACACCTACGGAACCCCCGCGCCTGCAGCCGGTCGTATGGCTGCACGGACACTTGCAGAGCAGTTCGCCATGCTCTGGGGTGGCCAAGAGGATAAGTGCGCCCTTCCGGATCGTGTCACTAATGTCACGCGCCAGGGTGTGTCATGGGTTCTCCTGGACAATCAAGACTTCATTGCGGAACTCCGCACCGGTATCTACTCTGTAGACCTGTTTTTGAAGACAGTCAACCCGCATAAGGCTACACGCCCCGCTAAAGTTTTCTCTCCTGACGTTCCTAGAGGTCGCAGACCTAATCCTCTCGGATAGCTCAAAAATACACTATAATGGAACGAGACAAATTGTCTCGAATGAAAGGAACACACCATGGCAATGACTAATTTCACCGCCGCAGACATGCCCGGCCACAGTAAGGCTGACGCTAAGACTGACAAGAAGGCCAAATCTCCTAAGGAATCTAAGGCCGAGACCGCTCCGGTTGAGACCCTAGAGGCTGAAGTAGTTGCGGACGCACCCAAGACTGAGCCGGTTGACGACTCTGCAGAAGAGGAGCAGGACGCTCCTGAGACTGAAGCCCCCGAGACTACAAACAAGTCTGACGCATCCTAACTCGAATTGAGGCCACACCGTGGCTATGAACATAAATGACTATTCTGTCTCTGATGGGGTCCTAGACCTCAAAGAGTTCATGGATCGGGCCCTGGAGACCCTTGTGGGCGTGTATGCGCGTGCAGGGGTCCCACTGCCTGAACGACGCTTCTGGTCGCTCCAGCAGCCTGCAGAGGACTGTGAGCAGGCCGTGGTGTCTCTCATCCAGATTTACTTGGGTGTCCCGGGCGACCAGGCGAACCGCCCACAGCAATGTCAGACGGCACCATTCAGTGCAGTTTTAGAGATAGCAGTTACTCGTAGTTACCCTCTCGGAGTAAACGGCAAAGCTGTGGCCGCGTCGGATATTATCCAGGCCTCTGGGGCCTCTGCAGCCGATGTTTGGATTCTCGGGCAGTCCGCAGCTGACTTTGATGCAGGGACCGATGGTATCCCCGGGCTAGGTGTTATCGCAACCGTATCCCCGAGGGGACCCTCAGGTGGGATGCAAACCGTAGTGATGCAACTGACTCTGGCGGTTATGTAGTCGTGGGTATAGGTTTTTACGTAGACTTTAATATGTCACTAGTTGACTTCCATGAGCCTCAATTTGATCACTTCAAAAACGCTCCTCGGGGGGAGATTGGTCGGGCTATCGAAAAGAATATCGGTATTCCAATTCTCTTGGCCGCTAAGCGTCAGGTTGGGGTAGATTCTGGCCAGTTGATGAATAGTATTCAGCTGATTCACAGACGAGTTGGGGCCTACCAAGAGTTGGTCATCGAATCTGAAAACAAAATTGCTCTTCTACATCACGAGGGAACCCGTCCCCACAGCATAACCGCAGGTCCAAAGATGCTTCGATTCTCCAGCAGAGGTCGAACGGTCTATACGCACCACGTAAACCACCCAGGAACCCGACCAAACAGGTACCTTACCGACAATCTCTACCTAGCGTACGTCTAGTACAATAGTAGAAGCCAGATCAACTGGTCTGGCAGTGACAAATAATCAATACACACCACAGAAAGATGAACAACATGGCTAACAACAAGAAAAGGTTCAAGGACTTCGGAGGGGCTTCAGATACCCCCGCGGCTCCGCTAAGTTTTGCCCTCTACGGCGAGACATTCGATGCCGTTCCCAAGGTTCAGGGCAAGATGCTTATTGAGCTAGTGAAGAAGGCCGACTCGGAGGACTCCGGGGCAGCTGCAGAAATGATTTTGAGCTTCTTCGAAGATGTACTACTCCCTGAGAGCTACACCCGATTTGATGCGCTCATCACCAGTCCGGACAAGGTGGTAGAGGTTGACACTCTGGCCGAAATTGTCGGCTGGCTCATGGAGGAGTACACGAACCGCCCGGAAGAGCGACCCGAGAGCTAATAACTTGGGCCACAGAACTGTGGCCCTACATCAACGGTAAGGCGTTGATGAGTGGATTAAACCTGAAAGAGATGGAGGCCAGTGACATGCTAGATGTTGTCCACTACCTCTTTGAGGACGATAATCACTATGTTAGCGAGGAGTCTGCGAAATCCCGATCCGGTATCCGGGTTGCAATCTACTCCAGTATGTATGGCACTACATATTTGTATCCATTCAATGACAGCAAGATTGCAAATTCTCGGGCCTACGTAGATGATGCGGAACTCGGCGCATCTGATCTTCCAGAACCATTCAACCCAGCTAAGGAACAGCCCACCAAGGCGTTTGTTCCGACATCCGACTTTGACCCTGAAGCACAGACACCGTTTTCTGGGCTAGACGGGCCAATGAGCTAATGAACATTACAGGAGAGGAGGTGCTCGCGTGGCCATAGGAAATATCGGTACGGCTCGCGTTATAGTCCGCGCTATTACACGACCCATCAAGAAAGATATTCAGCGTGGCTTCGCGGGTGCCAACTCAACGGTAAAGAAGGCTGGAAATAACTTGGGGAGAACATTCTCTGAGGGATTCCAAAAGGGCCACGGAAATATTTTCAAGAAGCTCATTAATGGTATTCGATCCCTGGGCCAAGAGTACGACAAAGCTCGCAGAGCATTCTCCGATCTGAACCGTACTGCGCAGTGGATGACCACCATTATTTCGACCCTAATTGGAGGCGTTTCTGCTCTGATAGGGGCTATAGGTGCCTTAGGTGGAAACGCGCTGGGCGCGGCCAGCAGTGTTCTTGTGCTCGGAAACGCACTGTTCTCTATCGCTGCGGGTGCAATTGCCGCTAAACTTGCGCTGGGCGGGGTCGGTAAAGCCGTCTCCATGCTCAACAACCCTAAGGGCGGAGGCGGAGGCGGTGGCTCTGCAGCGATGCTCCAGGCTATCGAAGCCGCAGAACGGTCTCTGTCTCGTACTATCGAGCGCAACCGTGAACGTCTGCTTAACGCGAACAACACTCTCCGCAAGGCGCAGCTTGCACTCAACAAAGCTATCAAGGAGGGCCGCGAGGAGATTCAGCAACTTGGATTTGACTCCGAAGACGCTGCCCTAGCTGAGCAGCGTGCCGCTCTTGAGTTGGAGAAGGCACGTATTTCTCTGGCCAGGGCCCAGGACCTCCCCCCAAACTCACGCGTACGCCAAGAGGCTGAACTAGCCTACCAGGAATCTGAACTCAACTACCGTAAGGCAAAGGACAGGGCTGCAGACCTTGGCAAGGAGCAGGACCGCCTCGCTCGTACTGGCGTGGCGGGCACCAGGTCTGTTATGGCAGCTACAGATGCTCTAGCTCGTGCTGAAGCCGCTAAGTCCAAGGCGATTCGTGATGGTCTTCGAGACCAGACGGATGCTGAGATGGCTTTGAAGGACGCTAAAAATAAAAAAAGCGGTGGCGGTGGCGGTGGAGGCCAAAACCCGTATGAAGGCCTAAACGCTGCACAGATCAAGTTTGCCGACTTCATTTCTGGCCTGAAGCCCCAGTTTGACGCGCTATCTGAAATTGCCGCCAACAGCTTCCTCCCTAGGCTGCAAGAAGCCATCGAAACTCTGATGGACAAGGCCTACCCAGTAGTTGCTAAGGGCATCGGCCTTATGGGCGCAGCTATGGGGGACGCAGCTATTGCGCTTGCTAACGCCATAACCACTACTAGAAACCTTGCGAATCTGGACAAGCTGTTTGTGACTTCAGCTCCGTTACTGGTCACTATCGGTGAAATTCTGGGCAAGGTGTGGGGCATCATGCTCTCGCTACTCAACGCCGTGGCTCCGATGGCTCAACGATACTTCGACTTCCTTCTTGACAGATTGACCAGATTTGATAATTGGATGAAGTCCATAAAGGGCAACAACTCCATGAGCGAGTTCTTCGGTAAGGCTGAAGTTGCTGCCGCTCAGTGGGGCAGAATTATTGACAACATCTTCGGAGGATTTGGGGGGATGATTACCGCCAACCTCGGTCCTGGGACCGGAGGTCAATACCTTCTGGACTGGCTAGAGAGGGCCACAGGTAAGTGGGACGGATTAAACGACACCACAGAGGGGGCCGCAGAGCTGAAGGCCAATTATCAGACGATGGCCGTCAACGCACAGAAGATGCTGTCTTCGATTGGTGCTCTCCTCGACGAATTCATCACACTAGGCCAGAACAAGTCTATCGGAAAGACATTTGATATTCTAGCTGAGGGTGCCCCAAATTTGGGCAACATTCTCGATAAGTTCGCTGATGCCGGTCCCAACATGGCTGAAGTTATTGTCACTTTGACTGAGATTCTTGATCTATTCCTTGACTCAGCAACCGCCCAGGCATTCTTTGACACATTGAATCTAGGATTCACGGCGATCAAAAACTTCATGGAACAGCCGTGGGTCCAGAAAATTGTTGAGTTTGCAGCGCCGATTGCTGGTGTAGCCTTGGCTCTTGGGGCGATCACTAAAGCCGCTATGTTTGGAAAGCTAGTTGTCGGCGGCTATCTCGGTATGCTTGTAGACGGAGCCAAGAAGGCACTAGCTCTCGCCGGGGGATTAAAGAAAGCTGCACTAGCCTCTTGGGGCTTCCTGAAGAGTCTTGTAGCTAATGCTAAGCAAATGGTCATCAACACAGCATTGTGGGTCAAGGACGCTGCAAAAACAGTCGCGTCTACAGTAGCTAAAGGTGCAGCTGCAGCCATAAACGGAGTTGTAACTGCAGCTCAATGGCTCTGGAACATCGCTGTCTCGGCCAACCCCATCGGCCTCATCATCCTAGCTATTGTGGCGCTCGTCGCGGCTATCGTACTGCTTATCACGAACTGGGACAATGTGGTCAAGTTTGTTACTGATATTTGGGACGGTTTTGTGGGCTGGTTCATGGGCATCATGGACGGGCTTCTCGAATGGTGGGACGGTGTTTGGTCCGGATTCATGGGCTTCATCACCGACACTATCGACAACATCATCTCGTGGGTGCAAGACAACTGGGGCCTCTTGCTCTCGCTCATCATCGGACCTATTGGCCTCATCATTCAGTGGGTAGTTGAGCACTGGGGAGAAATTCTTGAATTCTTCGAAGAAGTCTGGAACAACGTTGTCACATTCTTCACTGATGCTTTAGCAGGGTTTGTTGGTTTTTGGGTTGACTCCTGGAACAACGTCCTCAAGCTCGTTACCGATGTCTGGAACAATGTCCTCAAATTCTTCACGGACATCTGGAACAACATCAAGAAGTTCTTCTGGGATGCTCTAATCGCTTATGTGACATTCTGGAAAGACACTTGGGATGGAATTTCTGACACAGTTTCTGACATTTGGAACGGGATTCTAGGGTTCTTCAAGGATGTCTGGAACAACATCAAGAAGTTCTTCGAAGATGCTCTCTCCAACTTCACCAAGGGTTGGGATATTGTCTGGAATAGAATTTCTGATACAGTTTCTGACATTTGGAACGGGATTCGAGACGGCATCAAGGATGTCTGGAACAACATCAAGAAGTTCTTCGAAGATGCTCTCTCCAACTTCACCAAGGGTTGGGATATTGTCTGGAATAGAATTTCTGATACAGTTTCTGACATTTGGACGAATATTGAAACATTCCTATCCGATGCTTTTGGCACAGTGGAGGACCTGTGGAACGGGTTCTGGGAGGGCCTAAGTTCTACAGTGAGCGATATCTGGACTAATATCGAGGGATTTGTGAAGGACGCTTGGAACAACATTATCGGGTTCATTGAGGGTGGAGTAAACGGCGCAATTGGTTTGATCAACGGATTGACCAGCGGTGTGAATGATGCCACAGCCGGGGCCCGGTCTGTAGTGCCTGCCATTCCAAGAATCCCTAAGTTTACAATTCCAAGACTAGCTGACGGCGCAACTGTCTTCCCGTCCAGAGGTGGTAGTATTGTAAATGTGGCTGAAGCCGGTAAGCCGGAACGTATCGAGCCACTTGACGAAGACGGACTATCCAAGAGAGACAGAGCCCTCATCACATTCCTAGCGGGTGGTGACGGTGGAGGAACGACCATCAACGTATACGGAGCCCCAGGGCAGAATGTACAGGAGCTTGCTCAAGAAGTGTCGCGCATCATCTCCTTCAGGATGCGAAAGGGCTCAGCATAGTGGCACGCGTAAATTTACTCTATAACCCATCATTCAGACTGGGCACTGCTGGCTATGATCCGGTGAACGGTGCAACCATCGTCGTTGACAGTGTTCAGGGGTCCTATGGCCCCGGGGCCCTAGAAGTCACCAAGAGTGGTGACAACGGATCAGGAGTCACTATCTCTGATCCTGTTTCAGTGGTCTCTGGCCTGCCTTACGCCGCATCAGCCTATGTACGACTACCTAAAACTCTCCCAGCTAGTGAGGGCGCTGGGCTTTCTCTTTCAGTCGAGTGGCGAAACTCAGTAAACTATCCAATAAGCATCTCAACCACACTGGTATACAACCTAGAAGACGATAACGAGTGGGTCCGACTGTCCGGAGTGTGGGAGGCTCCTGTAGGGGCCACTGTCGCGTATTTCTCGATCTCTCAAGACCTGGGTGGTACTCCGCTCGCCAAATTCCTTCTCGACGCTCTCCTCTTCGAGCAGGCTAACTATGTAGGCGGGTACCTAGACAATCTCGGTCAAGCAGAAGAGAACCGCATTGTCAACAAGGCTCTGACCAAGCCCTCTCCAGTAATTTTCAATGGCCTAGAATTGAACGCTGATGTCATCCTCAATGAGATGATCTTCAACACCATCGACGAGGATGGCGTGATCTGGATTTGCACCGGAATTGAGGGCTGGTGGGGACAAGCCAACTCCGAATCTCCTAACATCCCTCGCGGTACTGAGGACGGCTCTTATGACGTGTCTGGTCGATACCAAGCCCGACTGATAACGCTCACTGGAGTGTTTTACCCCCCGGACCGTGAGACTCTCGGAGCGGCCAGAGACCACATCGTAGCGGCCACAAACCTTGTACGAGGGGGCGGGTGGCTCCGAACGAACGAAAGCCCCACGCGGGCCGCATACGTACGTCTATCCGGACAGCCGCAGTTCAGTACAGTGAACGCACGTGGCCGAACAGAGTTTAGTATCGGCCTCCGCGCCGGAGACCCCATCAAATACGAATGGAATGACTCTGACCCGGACGGCTACACAGTGTTCGAACTAACTGCCGCAGACTCTGACGGCACGTTGATTAATATCGGTACTGCAGATGTTACGGGATTTATTAAAATGACCGGGCCTCTAGGAGCAGACTCCAAGATATACAACTCTCTGACCGATGAGACGCTGACTCTGGCGTTGCCTCTTCGCGGCCAGGGTCTCGTAGGTGAGATTACTGAGGTCAGTGCCTTGTACGGTATCGCAACCCTGCGCACTCTTGAATCAACGAATCTCACTGAGGGAGATTTTATCACAGTGGCCGGATCAGGTGGAGGGTACGACACGGTGGGAGACCCGGTGGTTGTTCTCGCGGCATCTAATGTGTTCCCGTATAGTTTCAGTTTCAGAGCGGCCATGGAGGATGAAGAGAGAATTTCAGGGTTAGGCTCGGTCTCTCTGGCGTACGATGACGTTCTAGTGGTTGACACCTACAATCGTTCTGTGTCCCTGAATGGCTCAAGTGTTGGTCATCGGTCCAAGTTGAAGACTATGACAGACTGGCTGAAGTTTGCTCCTGGAGAGAACATTCTTGAATTCATCGACGGAATTGACAGAATAAATATCATTGCGAAGCAGTTTGATGGGACTTCCGCCACACTGTACTCTGAGGATGTTCACTACCTTATCCCCTCTGAGACTGTAGCTGTTAGCCTCAGTGAGGAAGTTAATTTGAGCCAAAAAGTTCTAACTAACAATGTAGCCACACTCACCACAGAAGAGCCTCACGGATTCTCTATCGGAGATGTTATCGATGTAGGCTCTATTGAGAATTCTGTGGCCACTCAAAAATCTGCCACCACCTCGGTAGCTACCATCACAACAAAGGAAGACCACGGCATTAGCCCGGAAGACGTGGTCGAGGTGGGGCTCCCTATTACTGCATCAATGACCAAGAAGAAGCTAGCATCTAACACGATCACGATCACCACTGCTGTCGGAAACGGCTTCTCTTCCGGGGACTCCGTGACAGTCGCTCTCCCTGTGTCCTCCTCTGTGGTTCGGAAGAGGGTGGCATCCAACCAGGTGACACTGTCCACGTCAGGGGCGCACCACGTTTTGGCTGGAGATTCTGTGAGCGTGGCCCTACCAACTATCGCAAGTGTGGTTAACAAAGCACGCTCCGGGTCAAACGCCATTCTGACTACAGAAACCCCGCACGGATTCTCCACAGGGGACATTATGGAGGTGACTCTGCCCACAAGTGCATCACTGACCAACGCACGTTCTATGGCGGGCAGTGCTGGAGGCTACCTTGTGACTCTCAATACTGTGGCGAACCACGAATTCACTGAAGGGGATCGCATTACAGTGGATATTGGAGTCCCTCACACGAAGACCGTCACCGTTCGTTCGGCATCTTCATCATCATGCACCCTGACGATAGGCGCAAGTCACGGATTCAAGGTTGGGGAGCGTATTTTTGTGGACGGGGTCGATGCACGATTCGACGGTACGTTCTACATTACAACTGTTGCCTCATCTACGGTCACGTACGCCAATGACGGGGCCACCGTTTCTTCTACAGGTTCGGGCGGTTCCATAGAGAATCTAAGTATTTCAGTGGGCTATAATGGTAGTAAGGTGGTAAACTCTGTGGCTGCGAAATCTTTCACATTCTACGACTGGGACCAGGACGAAGCAAGTAGCAGCACCACCCCCGGGACGGGAGCCACCCTTATCAACAATACTAACGTCGCCTTCAGTGGCACAAAGACACTCCTAGAGGCCACAGGCGCTCTACTCAAGTACACCTACGGAGGGAGCTAGACCATGGCAAATGTTGGTTTTAACTCCCCTGCTACAACCTCTGGGTATACTGCCGGGAACATGTACTCGGATGGTATCAGTCTGCCGACTGGTCGTGCGATGTACAATGGGTCTACTGCGGCTCTCATTACTGCTCTTTTTGTTTATGTCGGTAGTACTGGTGGTACTCGATATGGAGTTAGATTTTCACTGGGCTCTGCAACTACCGGAACATTTAATGTCCCTTATCAGAGTGCCTCCACCGGGTCAGGGTATCACGCCACAAACCACTGGCTTGTGAATGGTGGAACGACGAGAATTACCGTATACAACAAGCCATCAGGCCCACTCTATTTCGGTCGCAGCGGTGGAGGAGTTGTTCAGGGTCCCACTCGCACGTGGGCTGGAAGGTTGGCCGGAGCCTACACAGTACTTCAGGCCCCCAGCGCCCCCCGCTGGGTAAATGCAACTCCTCACTCCACATCCTCAGGACGAATTGACCTGACATGGTCTGCCCCGGCATATAACGGAGACACTGCAATTACCGGATACGTTGTTCAGACTTCCGGAGGATCATACCTGGGGACCACCTCTGGAAGATCGTTCGCAGTCACTGGACTAACTCCTGGGTCGTCCTATAGTTTTCGGGTTGCGGCCAGCAACGCAGTAACAAATGCTGCGGGAACATACTCTGCTGTATCCTCAAACTCTTCCGCTGTAATTGCCCCAGGAGTTCCCACTGCTCCGAGAAGTCTCTCTGCGAGCGCCCACTCCTCTGTGGCCGGAAGAGTCAACCTATCCTGGACTGCACCGAGCGTCTCAGGAGCTGGAGGAATTAAGGGGTATTACGTATACCGGAATGGGGCCCAGGTAGGCACTACAACCAGCACATCGTATTCGGTTAGCGGTGGCTCCCAGCACACCAACTACTCATTTTACGTCCGTGCCAGAAACAACTTCTCGAACTACAACGGAACTGCGGGTCCGGCCTCTAACACCGAATATGCTGTTGCACCCGGGGTTCCTTCTGCTCCTAGGTCATTCTCTGCGAGTGCACATGCAAGTTCTTCGGGGAGAGTGAATGTCTCGTGGACTGCCCCATCCACTACCGGTGGCTCCATCACGGGATACAAAATTTATGCGGCTGGTTCATACAACAAGACGGTAAGCGGAGGGACAACATCCTCGTATGTCTCTGGGCTGACCCCAGGGACAAACTATTCGTTTGTCGCTTATGCCACAAACGCCTACGGGCAGAGCGCATCCTCCAATGCAAACACCGCAGTTGCTCCAGGTGTTCCGACTGCTCCGAGAAGTCTCTCTGCCACAGCGAGCACTTCTGACTCCGGGGTGATCGATCTGTCCTGGACAGCTCCATCAGTTCCCGGTACCGGAGGAGTGGTGGGGTACTACATCTACCGAGACGGTAGCGGAGGCTCTACATGGACGACTAGCGGAACGGGCACCACATTCTCAACACCTGCTCAGACAGATCACGTCAGTTACTCGTATACAGTTCGGGCTAGAAACTCATTCTCAGAAGCCAATGCTACTGCAAGTCCAGACTCAAATTCGGACTCTGCAGTAGCTCCAGGGGCACCGACTGCTCCGCGCACCCTCGTAGGAGAGGCTGATGCTGGTGTGGCGGGAAAGGTTGACCTGACCTGGCAGACCCCCACTACAACTGGTGGTACGATCACTGGGTACCGCATCTACGTAGACGGAACACTTACTAAGACCACTACAGGAACAGGCACAAGTACTAATATTCTTGGTCTCAACACTGGCCAGACATACGCATTCACCGTCACCGCACGAAATGAAATTGCCGTTGCAGAGGGCTCCGAGAGTGTAGCCTCCAACTCTGTCAACGTTATGGCTCTTGGAATTCCTGAGCTGGAGTCGTTTACTATCTCGCTAGACCCTGCTGTTTCAGGTCGTGCCATTCTGACGTGGCCAGACGGAACCGGAGGTACCATCACAGGCTACTCAATTATTGATGTAACCGACCCGGGGTCTAAGGTCCTAATCGGCCAGGTCGTGGGTAACATCTTCATTGTTGATGACATCCTCCTAGGCTCTACGCGGACCTACACCGTCAGAGCAAGAAACACCTATACGGACACACTCTCTGGCGACGCTGGCCGAGGTGGAGATGAAGCCCCGTATAAATCTACAACGCCTACACAAAACACGACTCAAAGTACTGCAGCTACTGAGGCTGTCTCCGACACCACCAACGTAGGTATTAATGGTACCTACACAGTCAATATTGCCACATCTACTACATTCGGGTACTCGAAGTCCCTACCTAATCTATCTAGCGGTGTTGTTACACCTATTCCTGGGGCTCTCGCAGATACAGCACAGAACCTAACTAGTGAGGTGTTTAATGGGACATTTGTCATCTCAGTCCCCTCGTACAACACTATTACGTATAGCAAGACTGGGGCAAATATCTCGTTGAGGTTTGTTTCCGGAGGAGAGTTGACAAACAACACAAATACCAGGCTCGCTGGGACGTATACAGTTGTGTCTGTCCCGGATACGGACTCCTTCACATATAACAGTCCAGGCCTAGCTGTCTCGTCTACTTCCGTCCCCGAGAACGCCTCTCCGGGGAAGTCTACGATAATCTCTAACACTTCAAATGCGATTTACAACAGTGTAGGAGCCGTGATTCTAGATATTACTGTAGACACCATCTCATACGCAAACACTAACGACAACGTTCCTTCCAAGATTGCGTCTGGGTCCGTTACGGACACCACTAACAGGGACAAATATAACACGTCCTCAGTGGTGGTGGACGAGGTGACAGGTCCCCGGTCATTTACATACACAGTTCCTGGTGCTGTCTCACGCGATTTCACAGAAATTATCGACCCTCCCCAAGGAGAAGTTGTGCGTCTTGTCTCCCCCGGAGTTGTTGAGATTCGCTACCGATCCGGATGGGTCGGATAGTTCTCCAGTATAATAGGATTAGATTTCAGGTCAAAGAAAATTTTTACAGAGGAGAGAAGTAATGGCACTACCAACAATAAAGTGGATCGGATCGCCCCACTACTACAAGAGGAGCGTCTTCCCGAAGAAGCACATCACCCTGCACTGGATGGTTGGCTTCCTTGCGGGCACGGACGTTGTGTTTCAGAGGAACGGATTTGGTTCGTCACAGTACGGAATCGAAGGCACCAAAATTCACCAGTACGTCAAGGAGAAAGACTACGCATGGGCTGACGCAAACACGTACAGCAACACGAACGGCGTATCCATCGAGCACGCCGGTGGGTATATCCGAAACGGCAAGCGGGTCAAGCCATCCACGACCACCCACGAGACTTCAGCTCAACTGTGTGCCGATATCGCCAAGCGCCACAAGATGGGTCGCCTTGTAGTTGGCAAAAACCTCTACCGCCACTCAGACTGGATCAGTACTCAGTGCCCCGGCACTCTCGATGTCGAGTGGATTGCTCGACGCGCCAACGAAATCAACGGCGCGAAGCCAACGGTTCGTGAAGGCTCCAAGGTCAACATTGCTCAGGCTCTTCAGCTTCAGGGCTGGTTGGCCCGTGACTACGACTCGAAGGCGTACTGGCGGGACTTGCAGACGTGGGGTATCCGTGACGGGTTCTACACTGGAAAGCACGACAGCATCCCCGGACCGCTCACCTTCGCGTCAGAACTGAAGACGTGGGAGAAGTACCTCAAGCCGAAGCCTGCCCCGGAGGCGAAGGTGGCCTACACGCGACTACCGAAGCCGGTAGACATGATTGCCACGAAGGGCACCGAACTCCAGAACGTCAAGACCGGCAAGGTGGTCAAGGCCTATCCGGCCATGTTCCGGTTCGATGCTGTAGGTCTCGCCACGTACGAAGGCAAAATCTTCTACATGACGGAGTACAGCTTCGCCAAGGCAGACAAGGATGGCAAGCCAAAGGCAGCGAACGGATTCCCAGAACTTACCGTGAAGGAGTACGTGGAGCCTGTGGAGCCGCCGAAGCCGGAGCCTGTGCCCGAGCCTGAGGTAACATACGCTCGACTCCCCAAAGAGAAGGAAGTTGTTGCGCCGAAAACCATCTCCCTCGTGGACGTGGAGACAGGGAAGAAGATCAAGTCGTACCCCGCAGAATCCCGGTTCGATGTGGTGGGTACTGCGACTTTCGAAGGTGTCGTTTACTACATGACCGCCTACTCATTTGCGGACGCTGATAAGGACGGTGAGCCGAAGGCCAACAACGGATTCTCGACCACCGAGGTGAAAGACTACGTGGAACCAGAACCTGCCCCGGAGCCCGAACCTGAGCCCGAACCTGCCCCGGAGCCCGAACCAGAACCAGAACCTGAGCCGGAGCCCGAACCTGCCCCGGAGCCGGAGCCCGAACCTGCCCCGGAGCCCGAACCAGAACCAGAACCTGAGCCGGAGCCCGAACCTGCCCCGGAGCCNGAGCCCGAACCAGAACCTGAGCCGGACGATGAAATTCCAAACTGGTTTATCCAGTTCTTGATGACCATCATGGACGCGATCACCGGGTTCCTCAGCAGGAACAAGAAGTAGGAGTCTAGACAACTCAGTGTGGCTGTGAGCCTCTATAATAAAGAGAGGCTCACAGCCCGCACAACAAAGACAGACAGATGAAGACTAACAAGACACGAAAGAGGTGGACATGCCTGCACAACAGGTAGAACTTGCCCCGGCATACCGGTACTACACAGCCGACCTCTTGACCAATGAGATCATCTCAGAAATTCCGTTTAGAGGTGTGTCCTGGGGACGCGCCTTGAAGGGGGCCGGAGCATTTTCCGGAAAGATTCCTGTCATCGAGGCCACAAAGTCTTTGGGGCTCTACGAAAACACTATGCCGGGAAAAACCGCGCTGTTTGTTGTGCGCAACGGCATCTGTGTTTGGGGTGGAATCATCTGGTCCCGTGAATACGATGTCGTCTCCAAGGACCTCTCAGTCTCTGCCTCAGAGTTCACAAGCTACTTCCACCACCGCAAGATTTGGAAGACCTGGAACCACGCATTTGGTGCGACTCTTGAGATCACCGGGGGGACCGGAAAAGTCACATTCGACTACGGCTCCACTACTCCGGTGTTCCCTGGAAGTTCAATTCAAATTGAGTTCGATGAACCCGAAGACTACAGATACGATGGCCACTATCGCGTGGCAGGCTCTCCTCCGCCTACCTTAGCTGGGTTCAATATCATAGACGGCAACAGCGTGGCAGACATCCTTAGTGTTGAGGTAATCAGCGGTATTGCATATATCACAACAGTTGGACACCACAAATTTAATACAGACGATGTTGTGACTATTGCATCGTCCGAAGGTGCACCATTTGACGGCTCTTTCCAAATATCGCTAGTCCAAGGGGCAAGCAGTGACCTATTTACCTACCCGGTAAGTAGTGGCGATGTCCCCAGAAAATCCGCCTCAGGCACTGCAGCACGACCCACACCGGAGGGTGTATATCCTCGAACCACAGTCACGGTCCGTCTAGACACGTACGACTACGTACGAAATTTGATTGACTCCGTGTTCTCCGATTTCGTGGGGACCCAATTCCCTAACACATATATCGAACCGGGGATCAACTACCAACTGGATGCCGTAAAGAAAGAGCTATCCCTCGGGGCCGCAACAATCACTACCGATGTAGATCACGGTCTTACTGTCGGTCAGGCCGTAGTCATCCGAGACGTGGGGCCTCAGTTTGACGGGGAGCACGAGGTTCTTGCTACCCCAGCTAAGAACGAGATTATGTACTCTGCCGGTGGAGACATGGTGAACACTCCTATAGCGCCCAACTTCGAGGTCATCACACGAGTAGGACTGGCCAACCAGGTCGCTACCATAACCACAAACACCCCACATGGGTTCATCGTAGGCAACTCTGTGGCTGTGTTTGTAGGATACGAACTCTCGGATTTTAATGGGAAGCAACGCATTAAGAAAGTCCTCTCTCCGAGTATTTTTCAGTACGATGTCTACAGTTACAACACCATCCAAGAGCATACACTGGCGAACGCTATTGTGACCAGTCTCTCGGGGGACTTCGGCATCCAGGCCGCGAGCATCTCTGGGAACGTAGCCACCCTTACCACAGACGCTGTCCACCCGTACACTGTCGGAACATCTATCACAGTGGCCAACACCGTGCGCAAGTTTCAAATTGTAGAGAAGGCTCTGGACGCACCTAACTCCCTAGCTACAGTTAAAACTTCTGTGCCACACGGATTCCAGACGGGTCAAAGCGTAGAACTCGCTGGTCTTAAGGATACCTCGACTGTTACTGACCGACAGACGACCACATCTTCAGCAACATTTACTACGAAGCAGATGCACAACTTCAAAGTTGGAGACCCGCTTACTATCTCCGATATGGTAGATTCGTACGCTATTGTGAGTAAAAAAATCACGTCTAACGTAGCAAGTCTGACTACAGACTACACCCACAATATGTTCTCTGGAGACACCCTACAGGTGTCAGGACTCGTTGATTCTTATGCCGTGACCAAAAAGGCTCTGCTAGAGGGGGTGGCAACTCTCACCACGAGTGCGACCCACAACGTGTCTGTGAACGAGACAGTCGTTATTACAGGACTCAGCGACTCGTCCACAGTGTCTAGTCTATCCGCGCAAGACGGCATCGGGATTCTTACACTGTCTGCCCCGCACAACTTCCTAGAAGAGCAAGAAATTACGGTCTCCGGGGTGGGCGCACCCTTTGACGGTACTGTCACTGTTCTCTCTACCACTGCCACTCGTATTCTGTTTCAAATCGACAACAACGACGCAACCATCTTGCCCTCCCGCAGTTCTGGAACAGTTTCTAGCCCTGAGAGCTACTTCAATGGTGAATATACTGTGTCTGATGTCTCATCTAAAACGATCTCCTATATTCGAGTGGGGTACAACATCACCTCGCGGGCCGACGCAGGGACTGTGTTTGTAGACAGCATTCTGAACGGAACATTCACGGTCACTGCCTCCACGTCCACCACAGTAGAGTACTCCAGAACAGCAAATAATATGCCAGCTGTGGTTGTGTCACCCCCGATTGAGGAAGAAATCCCTCCAGCGGTGGTCGGGGTCTACGGTGTATTCTCTGGTGTGTACACAGTGTCCAATATTACACGCAACACATTCACTATTCCTCGTGCAGGACTTAGAGCAAAATCTAGTAAAGTACCGGCCTCGGGTCTGGTCAGTGTAGAGAGCATCTTCAACGGCTTCAGGTCAATTACCGCAGTAACCTCTGACACCTTCTCATTCACAATGACCGCAATCAGTAACCAGCTTGAAAACTCTCCATTAATGCAGGCTACGGTATCTGAACACGGCCTCTTCGATGGTGACTATACGGTCTCTGCTGTCGGTGTCGGCGGTCGAACCTTCAGCTACGTTCTACCCTGGGATGATCTTCCTGAGGCCCCAGTACAGACTTACGGATCAGCTGTCGTCTCCCCGGTGGCTGTCGTGGGGACCTATGGGCCCTATCCCGGGAATTCTGATATTGGTGTTCAGTTCTCTTCCAAGAGATATTCTGGGATTAATGTTACGCCGATGTCCTATCGTGGCTTTGAACTGAAGACTGTGGGAGAGGCCCTAGATTCCTACTCAGACAGTATTGACGGATTTGAGTATCGCATCGACTGCACGTACGATCCAGAATTGGACCAGTTCATTAAGACATTCGTACTTTTGCCTATTGACTTCCCTAACGCTCCTCCAGTGGGCGAGATTTCTCCTATTGAGCGTTTCGGTGCTGAGAAACTGGTGTTTGAGTATCCAGGAGGTAGCATCTCCAGTATGACCGTATCGGAGTCTGCCGAAGATTCAGCTACGCGATTCTTTGCTGTCGGTGAGTCTGATCTTGGACCTGATGTAGGACCTAACATGTCCATCGCGTCCGCAGATGATCTATTGTCTGGCACCAACGGTATGGATGAGTATAGACGCTGGCCTCTGCTAGATGCCGTCCAGAAGATCGATGACGTAGATGATGAACAGGTTCTCTACGCGTACGCTCGCCGCTATCTCGCTGAGTCTAAGCCTCCGGGGGCCGACCTCTCTGTGACAGTGAACGGTTCTATATCTCCGTTTGTGGGGACATACTTCCCCGGTGATTGGTGTTCTCTTATCATTGATGACGACTTCGCTAAGATGAGGCTGAAGAGTGATCTTGAGCCTAGGGACGATGTTCTGGTTCGAAAGATTGACCAGTTTGAAGTGTCCGTACCTGACAGTGTGACCTTCCCTGAGATGGTCTCCCTATCCCTGATCCCTGAGTGGGAGGTTGATAAGCGTGGTAAGTCGTCGATATAGAGATGCCCAAAGCGTTGGAAAAAGACTAAGTGGTATTCAGACCACTATTGAGAACATTGAGAGAAGCAAAGAACTCGGTGATAAGGATATTGTATCCGGAAACCTGGGAGACAACTCTGTAGATTCTCGTGCCCTGGCTCCAGGGTCTGTTTATTCTCTAGCCCTGGGACATGGTGCCGTAGGTACTGAACATCTTGGTGTGGTAAATGAGATTGAATCTGACTCAACAATGACAATCTCTGCTCCGGATACAATTAATCTTGATTCACCGGA